TCAGCTGATCATAGAGCTCCTGCGCTTGCCTTTTGTCCGTTGTCCCAAGAGACCGTCTAATTCGACTTCCACCAGGCGTAACGAAGTCGCAGTGCCACGTACCGGCACGTTGTTTGATTGACATGCTTTATCCTCCTGCACATCAACCGCATTCACGGGTTGATTGTGGATCGGGTTCTTCACTGCCGCAATACAGTCTGTTTTGCAGATCAGGTATGGGCTTTTTTTCTTATGTGGATTTTTTCGGGTAGCAGCCAGGCGACCGGACTTTATCCACTGGGCAATCGTGCCTTTATCCACTTTTAGGAAGGCGGCGGCCTCATCTCTGGTAAATACTTCTTCTTCCATCGATGTTCTCCAGTGGCCCCAGCCGGGGCCGTCATTGTTATTCAGTGTGCCTGTGCTGGCAGGTTTCGAAGTTTACGAACGCCGATCATTGCTGTGGCGACATAGCTGGTGGCCCGGTTGACGACTTCGACGGTAACCTTCATGCCATCCACCTCAACGGTGTAATTTGTCTGATGCTTCTGCCTGCCGTAATCGCCATATTTTGCGTGGTGCGCCGCCAGCGCAACATCGCAAGCGCGGCGACCAATAGGTGATTGCTTACTGCGATTAATCAGCCTCATCATCACGTCACTCCCAAAGTGGCTACGACATCACTCGCTGTTTCTCGGGTGCTGCCTTTGCTGGATATAGCCCGGCGAGCACTGACGCGGTGCAGGGTGAAGCCGTGCTGTTCGTAAAGTTCAATTACGCGCGGTGCGGTAGAATTGCTGATTACCACTTTTGCCCCCCGCTGGTGGGCTGCCACACAGCATTCCGCAAGCTCTACTTGGCTATCCCACGAGAACCCACCAGCCGCGTAGTTAGTGAAACCAGCGGTGCCGGGCAGCGGTTCATAAGGCGGATCGCAGTAAACGACGTCACCATCACCTGCCAGCGCGAGCGTGCGCCTGAAGCCCGCATTCATGAATACGCATGCGTGAGCCTTCCGCTTAAATGCCTTGATCTCTTCTTCCGGGAAATATGGCGCTTTATATTTCCCAAAGCCGACGTTAAAAAAACCGTCTAGGTTGTAACGGATCAGACCGTTGAAACAGTGCCGATTGAGGTAAAGGAATGCTGCTGCGCGCTCGACCGCATCCAGCTGCTGCGCGTTGAATGCTTCACGAATTACCGTGTAGTTTTCGGCATCATTCAGGTGCCTGAATGCCTTCATTGCCTCATAGATCACCGAATCGGGGACCACCGCCAGCATCTGATACAGGTTAATCAGGTCAGCGTTGACGTCAGCCAGAAGGAAGCGTTCGTGCTTGTCTGAGTTAAGGAACACCGAGCCGCCACCCACAAAAGGCTCAATAAGGCGTTTACCTGCGGGGATCAGGCGATCCAGTTCCGGCAGCAGTGAATATTTTCCGCCAGCCCATTTAAGGAACGGGCGCTGCCAGCTGCGCGGCGTAGGTTCTTCAATCGGGAGCGCCGCAGCGATACGCTCACCGATCCAGCGCATAACCGGCACAGCCATAGAATTGCCGATCGCCTTATAGCGCGGTCCGTCCGGGCAATCAGCTGCAACTTTTCCGCGCCATGGGATCAGCGTGTGGTTTAATGGAAACCCCATCTGCCTCTCGTTTTCAATCGGCATCAGGTGTCTGATTCGGCGTTCTGGCGTAACAATGTAAGTTTCTCTGTCATCGAGAGAGCCTGCCCCTCGCGCTGTGAGACAAACAGGCACGGGCGTCTGCTTTGACGGGGGATTAATCCTGCGCACGCTGTCGGGCTCAAATAATATTTCTGCGGGATCAATGTCTGTTCGAGCGCTTGCAATAAGGAGAATTCTCTGGCGTCGCTGGGCCAATCCGAAGTATTGAGCATCAAAGGTTCGCCAGGCCACTCGGCGCTGTCGTCCAATAACAACACCACGCTTTGACCAGACTGGAACGTGCTTACGGGCTTTTTTATGCCAGCGCCAGTATTTGCTGCTGCATCCTGTTGCAGGTTGTGGACCAGGTTCGAATGCTTCAGTTTCTCCAGCCATTCCTGCGAGAAAGTACCCGAAGGCGTTGTCTTTTGATGAGAATGCCCCGGTAACGTTTTCCCAGACGAAGATTGCTTCCTGATCGCCGTTCCCCCGGCGTTTACTGTCGATTGCATCAGCTAATTCCACATATGAAAGTGTCAACTGTCCGCGCGGATCGCTTAAACCCTGACGTTTGCCACCTATTGAATAGGACTGGCATGGTGTTCCGCCGGCGACTACTTCAGGCGCGTCTACTTCTCCGGAACGGACCGCAGCCGCGATTTTTGTCATGTCGCCGAGGTTCTCCACATGCGGCCAGTGATGCGCCAGCACGGCGGACGGAAACGCCTCGATTTCGGCAAACCATGCTGGTTGCCATCCAAGCGACTCCCATGCGACGCTTGCGGCTTCAATCCCACTGCAAACAGATCCGTATCTCATGCTGCTACCTGCTTTTCGTTAAGTTCTTCAGCCAGTCGTTGCGCCTTCAGTGGGTTGGTAACGACATCACCCCACGGCAGCAACCATCCGTTTTTCTCTTTGAGCCAGGGAAGGCACACCGCGCCAACCCTGATTTCGTCCTGTGCGTGTGTCATAGCGCATAGATAGAGTGAGAAGGGAACGGAAGACCGATCGGCGCAAACGGGATATCGTCGTCAAAGTCGACCGGTGGCTGACCGCTGCTCTGCTGCAAGCGCGATTGTGGTGCGCCCCCAGTTTGATTTGCATAAGGATTGCCGCCATGTTGGGTATTGCGTGGTCCAGAGAACTGCGCGCCGCCGTGAATGCGCTCGTCTTTGTCCTTCATGGACAGCTCAAGCGCGGAAATCGCTTCTGCTGGGGCATTTTCAGCGTGCTCGGCGTAGGTCTTACGCGTTCCCGGCTGGAAAACGTGGCGCACTTCGAACTTGTAGCCGTCGCCGCCGTCGTTTTTGGTGTACAGCACCTTCTGGAGGAACAGGCCCACCTTTTTGCCAACCAGCGCCGGGCAGTGCCATTCAGGGCCGTTTTGACCCTGTACCTGCTGTGGTTGCGCCTGTTTGACCTGGGCGACCCACATCAGCGCCGATACCAGCCCCATTCCGAACGTCTGCTGACCGTCCTTGCCGAGGAAGTTAATGCGTAGGTAATTGGCTTTTGCTCCGTTAGAGTCCAGGCTGAGTTCGAGTGCCTGGGACTGGCTGCCATCTTTCCCGAAGGTGTACACCGCAGAAACGATTTCGCCCTCGTAAGCGCCGGTTTCGCTGATCCCGCCAGTTGCGCCAGCTTTCTTCGCCATCTCAGCCGTTTCGTTGTTCCACATAAAAGTCATTGGTTGGTTCATCGTTAAATCCTCAAAGTTACAATTCGGTCATAAATTCGGTGATAGCCACGTCTACGGCGTGGAGGTCGTTGTCCATTTCCGTCTGGTCCGGGAACAGATCGGGCGGCGCTTTGGCGGTGTCGTTGTCATCGCCTTTGATGAGAAAAACGTGTTTGCCGTCCTTCTTGATGGCGCGCAGCACGATGGAAAAATAGCCCTCTGGCGTCAGCTTTTCGTTGAGCATCTTCCCGGTGGTCTTCATGCGGATCTTTCCCTCGGTCTCTTCGGTGTGGGCGAGGAAATAAACGCGGAAGTCGTCCGGCAGCTCGGTGGCCGCCATGATGATTCGCCAGATGTGATCTGCCATTTCGGTGAACTTGGCGTAGCCGGTCTGGTACGCGCGGTTCATGTTTTCGTGTTGCATGACCACCTGGAAATCGTCGATGATCAGGACGCGGCGCGTTTTCGACTGCACCATGCGATAGATGGTGTCCAGCACCGTTTCCCAGTTATCAGAGCGCAAAACGTTACCGCGCTGTTTGCTTCCGTCTGGCAGCTGCTTGCCGTGAAGTTTCCAGCCCGTAGACTTGAACGGCAGCATTTTGGGGATGCACTGGAGCAGCATCACATCGTCCGGATTGAAGTTGCGCAGGCTGTAGGACTTGCCCGCGCCAGAGTCACCGAGGATCAGCACTGGAGTACCCATCATTTGCCCCCGTTCAGCCAGTGGTTAGCCGTAAACAGCACGTCTTCGTCGTCACTGTTGGCAACGAGCCAGCGCAGGTAACCCGGTTCTGTCTTTGCCAGCTCGGAGAACGCGACGCCTTTGTGCTTACCGAAACGGAGCGCATTAAGCAGGGAAGGGTTGTTGGAGATGGCGCGCATTTCGCCCATCGTCCATTTCGCCAGGCGGCCCATGTAGAGCAGCAATTCGGCGGTGACGTAGCAGTCATACAGCGCGCGGTGAGCGTAAAGCCCTTCCGGTACTTCCGGTTTCAGCCCGAGGCTGTAACGCAGGTACTGGTTGCTGTGGCTCTTGTGCTCCGGCAGGAGTGAGCGCGCCAGCTTGGCAGTGCAGATCCACGGAGCGTTCATTGCAGGAAGTTTGGCTTTATCGAACTTCGCGTTGTGGGCGACGTAGGCGTCGGCACCCATATAGCGGCCAATTACTTCACTGAGCAGCGGCGCGCCTTCCACCATGTCTTCGGTGATATGGTGAATAGCCATGGCCTCAAAACCGATAGCCACGCCAGGCTTAACGAGGTCGCTCATTGGGTTGCAGATCACGCCGTAGACGATATCGACGCTGGCAATTTCCACCACGGTTTCCGGGCCGCCTTCCAGCCCAGTCGTTTCGGTATCAATGACACGCAGCATTGTTAATCCCCTGTGTTCTGTAATCACAAACTGCATCGAAGTGCGCGAGCTGGTGGGCGATGGCCTCAAGGTCAGCTGGCGATAAGTGGTACATCAGGCACAGCAGCGCGATAAGATTCATCGCCTGTTGCTGTTTGGTTGTAGCCTGCATATCCATTCCTCAGAAAATGGTTGTAAGAATCCCGGCACCATAATGGCTGCCTATATTTAATTGATTAAAAAATCGTTTGTTAATTATCGAAGAAAAAGACTATTCGAATATTTTCGGGAATAATGTTTTTCTCTAACCACCATAATTCCAATGCTCTATTCTCAAGAGCTTCATGAATATTTTTCAAAGCATCTACAGTATCTTCCCATTCTCTGTAAACAAAGCCTGGTGCATTTGTCCAGCCACACCATGAATCGGGTTTAATACCATTATCAAGATCTACCGCCTGTTTTTCTGAAATCATTCCTTTGAATGGCATTGGAGTAAGGTTTTTTCTGAATTCCCGAATTTCTGCAAGACTGACGTAACTGTGAGAATGTCCGTCACATCCCCAATCTTCTGACACCTGCCTTGTGTAATCACAAGCATCGCCTGGCAAACCGCGTGGTTCTGATATCTTAGGCGTTTCGTCAGCGTAGGCTCTTACTCCACAGAGTTGGGAAAATGCTGCATAATTACGGGAGCTTTCTAGATCAATACGTTCGAATTCCCGTTCGTCATCGTCATTTCCATACCATGGGTTTTTACGGAAGTGATCATAATTAACCCATTTTTCTTCACCATTAATTGAGCGTTTAACCTCAACCATCATATGAATGTCGCAGCCCATAGCTATTTCCTTTATTTATGATTGATAATCAAAATACGGTTAAACTTGAGATTCACCGCAGAACGGGCAGAAACTCATTTTTACGTTGGTTTCCAGGCGGTTCAGGTTTTTAGCCATTTCGCCGTTTTTCTTTTTGGCCCGGTACGCCAGTTTGTATTTCAGCGTGACGTGTGAGCCGCCATCAGAAAGAGAAAGAACCTGATTTTCCCAACCGCGATCAAGGATGCTTTCACTCACTTCAGCGCCCTTCGGAACCTTCTCTTTAAGCCGTGCTTCGATTTGAGCACCAACTTCATTCATACAGTTGCACATCCCTTAGCCCTCAAAATTTCGCGTCATAACCCGCTGGCGTTTCGTCAGCGTGGATGATGCCTTCGACTGGATAGCAGTTAGTGACGCCAATTTGCTCACTCGCTGCCGCTTCACATTGCTGCTGGCTGTCGAAAACACCGACAACAGCATCCTGGTAATCACCGTTCGTCATGGTGATGGTCAGCACTAATGCGTACAGGGCTCCCATCAGTGAGTCCCCGCAGGCACAAGATTTGGTTCGATGGTGCGAGAGGCGTAAGAGCGGCGGATGTTGCGCAGGTTGCCCTGCGGTTCGTGCCAGTAGGTGCCGTCGCGGTAGTCGTAGGAAACCTGCCATGCTGCGCCGGTGCGACTGTTGCGCATGACGACTGCACGACCGTTGTTTGGTACTGCGTGGTTAATTTTCATCTCATCCTCGTGCCTTATCGCCGGCCAGCGGAGTTTTGGACCATCTGCGCATTTGAATGCGTTGTTTAGATGTGGCAACTATGCGATAGGGAATAATTCAAGTCAATAGAGGATTGATAAAATAATTCTTGAGGGTATTCTATCGGTGATTCGCAAAGGAATTTTTTTTGCTGGAATAGTGAATTTTACGATGTATACTGGATAAAAACACAGTCATGTGATGGTTTTTTGTCAGGAGGGAGTATGGGGGCACTATATGTAAGGGTTGGGCCTGGTAGCTATTCCAGCACTCAGGCACCAGATCGAATGGTTGTTTACTTGTTCAATTCGGGAATGAAAACCTGGACGATTGGACCAACCACTGAGGAGAGATCCGAAACTGGCGCCAGGGGAACTCGTGAATCATCTACTGACAAGTATCCGTTACCATCACCGCCTATGTGATAACGAAAAACGGAGACAGTATCTTTTAGTCGGACCAAAACTAAATCTTCAGACGCTGGTTGTTCTTCTGGGTCAACAATAACTATAGCCCCAGCAGGAGCCTGCGAAATGCCTGTTCTCCCTTTAATTTCATAGGCTCTAAAGTGTTCTGGTAATGCGCTAAACCAAGAAACATGGTTTCCTGTAAAACCATTAAAATCGAAAACCTTTACATTTTTTGAAACATCGATTGGTTGTATTGCTTGGCTTGCTTCACCAAAAATCGAACCAGTGCCGTTGATTAACCAGTCAGCGCTAACGCCAAGAGCTGCCGCGAGCTTTCCGGTATGGCGCGATGTTTCGCTATCCCCCCGTAGTATTTTTGATATGGAAGATTGAGGTACACCGGCTTGTCGTCCCAGTTCAGTCTGGTTGTTTTTCCCGGTCGTATGCATGGCATAAGCCAGTCTTTCTTTGAGTGTTTTCATATTACGCAAAATATTCCCTAAAGAATTTTATGTCAAAGTCCCAAAAGACTTGATCATTTGAATTCCCTATCGCATAATCCATTCAAAATTATGCAGAGAGGAATTTTCATGAGTGTCACAACCAACGAGGCCATTAAACGCGCTATTGGTATTGCTGGTTCTCAAGCTGAACTGGCCCGAAAAGCAGGCGTAAACCAGTCAACAGTCAGCAAGTGGCTTAATGGCGCTGAGATTGGTTCACGCTTCATCAAGTCAATTGTCATTGCCACCGATGGTCAGGTGAGCGCATCCGAAATCCTTAACTCCATTTCTCATCGTTAAGCCAAGGAGAATTTTCACCTATGGAGAACGCAATCGCACGAAAGTTAGACCCGCCAGTTATCAATCCGGTTGAGATAGAGAGCGTTCTGCTCACCCGGCTTGCATCAGTGGGCCAGAAGTCTTACGCCGAGCATATGGGCATCAGCGAGTCGACAGCCAGCAGGCGTAAAGCTGAGGGGCATTTCAGCACTATGGCGAGAGAGTTGGCCTTCCTAGGTATTCAGGCCGCACCACCGGAAGCAGTGCTGGTATCGCGTGAATATTTGGCATCAGTCGAAACGCTCGCCGATATCGGGCTGAAAGCCGAAAGGGCAAGGCCGGGGCCGCTAGGGTGGGATTAAGCCATGAACCACATCGAATTCATCGAAAAGCATGTGCGTGAAGAGCTGCTGAAGATCGGTTTCTCTCTGGGGGTGGCTCAGGGGGGGGCATTCCAGGCAATCGACATGTACAAGCGCATGAGCCAGACAAGCAGAAAGGGGAAGATTTTTGATGATGTTTTGCGGTACGCAAAGCTCTGGGCGGAGAAACAGCAGTTACCCGCTGACCGCTTTGAGAAGCGAAAAGTTAAACGGAGCGCCCAGCCGGGCCTGTTCTGAAAAGGCGAAAGCCGCTGTGCGCGAACACAAGCGGCTCTCAGGTGCAACAAACGTGAGTAAATTGCGAGGTCAATTCTAATGCCAAAGCGCAAAAAGTACCAGGAAAATGAGGAACGACGCCTTCAGGATTCCCCTGATGGGCTGGTGGTTGCCGCGTCAAAAAAAAGGGCGTTCGCCGAACGTCTGGTGGGCGTGATCCATCTGGCTCTGGCTACATCGGGAGTGAAAAATGGGCGTCGTTAAGTTAGCAGACTACCTGCCTCAGCGTGAGGTATTGGAGAGTAAAGTGGCAAGTCTTGATGACGGGTACATGCGTATTGCTACCAGCATCGGGAAGCTTAAGCCAAAACTGAAACTTGCAGGCCGAGAACATCAGGTTCTGGATGCCGTTATCTACTGCACCTTTGGCTGGAATAAGTCAGAGGACAAGGTAACAAATACATATCTGGCTGATGTGACTGGCCTGGATGATTCGGATGTAGCGGCTGCCCTGAATGTTCTGGCAGAACGCAGGATTATTAATCTGCGTAAAGTGGGTGGGTTCAAGCTGGTAAGCGTTAACGTAAGCATTGATAAATGGGTTCTCAACAAGACCCCCAAAAAATCACCCAAAAGGTTGGGCGAAAGTACCCAAAATGTTGGGCGAAAAGAGGTTTTGAATTGGGCGAAATCACCCGACACCCTAAACAGTCTTACCAAAGACAATATAAATACCCCCCAACCCCCAGAGGGGGAGTGTGTCGGGCAGGAAGAAAAACCTGTCTCAAAGAAAACCCCGATCGACTACCAGGCGGTGCTTTCTGCATACAACACCACCCTGGGAGACCGCCTTCCCCAGGCAGAGGCACTAAACGACAAACGTCGCCGTGCTATCAAACGCCTGCTGACCGAACTGAAAGAGCCAACCGTCGAGGCTGTGGAGAATTACTTCGCCGCGTTCGCCGAGCGAGCGCCAAAGTTTTATTTCGGGGAGAACGACCGGGGCTGGCGTGCCAGTTTCGATTATCTGCTGCGCTCTGACACCCTGCTTAAAACCAGGGAGAAGGCGTTATGACCGACATGAACATGATCCCGCAGAATATCGAAGCGGAACAAAGCGTGCTGGGCGGCATGATGCTGGATAGTGGTAGCGACCGTTGCCAGACCGCCATGTCGATGCTCAAGCCTGAATCGTTCTACATCCGCCCCCACCAGGTGATTTTCGCCGAGATGCGGGAGCTGGTAGCCAACCAGAAGCCTATCGACCTGATCACCCTGATTGAGTCGCTGGAGTCCAAAGGTCTTGGCGAACAGGCTGGCGGCTTTGCCTACATGGCTGAGATATCCAAAAACACCCCCAGCGCAGCGAACATCGTTCACTACGCCATGCTGGTGCGTGAGAAAGCCATGGAGCGCTACGGCATCGACAAGCTGACCAGCGCTACCGAGCTGCTGTATTCCCGCAACGGGATGACCACCAGCCAGAAGTTTGACGCTATTCAGACCCTGTTCACCGATATCGCTGACTACGCGAAAACCGGTAACCGGCGGGGGCTCCGCGAGTTTTCGGAAGTGATGGGCGACTGGGTGGACGAGGTGGAAGCACGCTGGAGCGACTCAGACGCAACGCGAGGGCTTTCAACGGGGATCGGCTCGCTGGATGACCTGCTGCAACCGAAAGGGCTGGTTAAAGGGGCTCTGATGGTGATCGGCGCACGTCCGAAGATGGGGAAAACCACGCTGTATAGCCAGCTGGCCGTCAACTGTGCCGAAGTTGAAGAACTGCCCGCGCTGATGTTCAGCCTTGAGATGCCGGATAAGCAGATTGTGGAGCGCATGATCGGGCAGGTCAGCCGCGTGAATACCGACGTGTTTTATGGTGATCGATACGACGACGCGCAGGTGGCAATGGCTTTTGCCGCTGGTGGGCGTCTGGCCCAGACCGGAAACCTGTACGTCGACGACACGCCCGGGATCACGCTGGCGCACATCGTTGCAGAGTCACGTCGCATCAAACGCGAACGCGGCGCTGTCGGCATGGTGCTGGTGGACTACCTGACCCTTATGACCGCCGACAAGGCCGATCGCAACGACCTGGCCTACGGGATTATCACGAAGGGGCTGAAGAATCTGGCGAAGGAATTGAACTGCATCGTGGTGCTGCTTACCCAGCTGAACCGAGATCTGGAGAAGCGCACCAACAAACGCCCGATGCCGAGTGACTCCCGCGATACCGGTCAAATTGAGCAGGATTGCGATTACTGGATCGGCATCTACCGCGAAGGCGCATACGACGTAAACGCAGATCAGGCGGCTACCGAATTGCTGTTGCGCCTGAACCGTCACGGCCCGACAGGCGTTGTTTATTGCGATCAGCGCAACGGTGCGATCTACGACTGCGACCAGTCTGCTGCTGAGCAGAAACGCCGCGCGAATGATGCCAGACCCAACAAAAAGAGGGAATTTTGATGAAAATTTACATTGCTGGGCCAATGACCGGCATTCCGAAATATAACCGTCCTGCGTTCCATTTTGAGGCAATGCGCCTGGCTTCGGAAGGCCATGTGGTGTTAAACCCCGCGACGCTTCCCGATGGCCTGAGCCAGCCAGAGTACATGGATATTTGCCTCGCGATGCTCCGCTGCGCTGACGGCATTTTCCTGCTGTCCGGCTGGCAGAACTCCGCAGGCGCAAAAGCGGAACACGCTCTGGCCCAAAAGCTGGATCTGGAAATCATTCATCAGGAGAACGCGGCATGACCAATAAAACCAAAGAACTCGTAGCTGCCGGGCATGCGCTGGCGAAAGAGCTGCATTGCGCTGAGTCTGCCGCGCTGGTGCGTGAACTGGCTACGCAGCTGGATGTGCAGCGTGCTCGCGCTGATGTGTTGGCTGACGCAGAGAAGCAGAACGCCGAACTGAAGGACGAGAACGAGTACATTCGCAATCGCTTCAAAGAGCTTGATCGGATGTTCGGTAAGAACCTGCTTGTGATGCAAGCGGCGATTATCGACTGGCGCACCACCGGCGACGCCAAGAATGGGATGGCATGGATTTTTAACACCCTGCTTGGTCCTGGCGAGTTACCCAACGAGGACGAGAAAGACGCTCAGGCCTATTTCGACCGCGAATACGCGCCCCTGGACAAAGAGCTGATGGAACTTCACCAGTGGTTTTGGGAGCGCCATAAGCGCATTGAATCCAAAGGTACTGTTATTCAGGAGGTTACCCAGTGAACGAAGTATTTGTGTTGATCAAGATAACCGCGATGGTCATTGGTATTTCGGTCGCTGTGCTGGGGATTATGTCATTCGTAATGTGGCAAAACCCGTTTCGCTTCATCAAACCGATGTTTGCCGTAAGGGTTTTGGTGGCGTTAGTAGCATACGCATGGTTCCTTTACTTTATTCCGGGGGCATCACAATGAACAGAATCACCGAAGGTAAAAAATACTGCTATCGCTACAATGACGGGAACGACAGCGAAGGTCGCCCGATCGTCACTTTGTGTAAGCGCGTAATCATCCGCGAGACAGAGAAGACTTTCTGGCACGTCGAAGACATGCCGTACATGACCAATGAGCAGCTTGTTAAATACCGGACCGGTGGGCAGCCAGTGAATCAGAAACACCATGTTAAACGCTGCTTAAAAGGCGCTGATCGCTCCCGTTACCATTACACCAAAGAAGAGGCGTTGCAGGCATTTGTTCGTCGCAAAACCCACCAGATTAACAAGATTCAGCTCGCCGAAGAAACGGCGCGCATGTGTCTCTCTGGTCTTCGCGAGGCCGGGATCATTTCCGAGGGATATCGCTGTAAGGTCGAGAAACTACCAGAAAGCGACACATTCCTCGCTGCCAACCAGCCGGGGCCGATTGCGTCAGAATATAGCTGGGGAGAATACTGATGGCTGATAAATTTCCACCAGCAAAAGGGCCGAAGGTGCCGCCTATGCAACCACGCATCACCGTCAATATCGGCGAGTCGCCTTCATCGGCGCAATTACGCAGGCTGATACGTGATCGGCACGCAGCATGGTCACAGGAAACCTTCGGGGATCTTGGTCCCATAGGTCCGCTGAAACACCTCGCGAAAGAAGCGCTGGAGGCCGCCGCCGCGCCAGATGATTTATCCGAGTGGGCGGATCTCCAATTCCTCTTGTGGGATGCCCAGCGGCGAGCCGGTATCTCTGACGGCGAAATCACAGCAGCGATGGAAGAAAAGCTGAAAGTGAATATGGCGCGCCAGTGGCCCGAACCGAAGGACGGAGAGCCGCGCCAGCATATTAAGCCTGCGCCGGTAGTGCTGAAAGACCATCAAATTCGCGAGCTGGTCAACGATTTGCGCGATGTGGCTATTGAATATCACGGCACACAGCAGCTGCGTGAACGCATTGCCCACGTAGTTCGCGCAGCCATGCAGGAGGGTGAATGAGCTATTTCTTCCTGATTATGGTGATTACCAGTCAAAGCATGAATATGCAGGTTGAGCCGATGGAGAGCATGGAACAGTGCCAGGCAGCAATCAAAGCGATCAGCCTTGCTGACGAGCAGCGCTCATGGAATGAAACGTCGCCGAGAATCAACAATATCAAGTGCGTGGAGGTCAAATAATGGCTAAATCCGCCGCAGAACGCAAAGCCGCCCAGCGCGCCAGGCAAGCCGCTGCTGGTGGGCGTAAATTTGAGCTCATACTTGATACTCAGGAACTGGATATGTTGGAGCGTAATTGCGCTTCCCGCCGCCCCGGGCGCGCGCCGTATGAAATGAGCGAATACGTTGCGATGCTGATCCGCCAGGATGATGCCCGCGTCCGTGGTCGTATCAAGTCAATCAGCGCGAACCGCTGCGGTAAATGCGGCGATGCGCTGCCGGTTGAGTCGTGTCCGTGCGACGGTGATTCGCAATGCTGGGTTACGCGCGGCTGGCATGAAACCAAATTAGCAGTGTGACATGTCACAATGTAATCAATAACATACAAGCCTCTTCGGAGGCTTTTTTTGTCGGCGTTAAATTGCTTTTGCCACAATGCCCAGCCATAATATCTGCGTCAGCCTGAGAAACTGACGACCATCTGCGCCACGGAGAACACCATGGCGCTGTACCACCAGCATAAACACGACCGCCTGACGTTATCCGACGTCAGCGATTTGTCGTATCTGTCGCTCAACCTCTTCGGGGGTGACGCGTGAGCCAACAATTCCACCTCGTTAACGAAAGCGTTAAGCAGAACGCTATCAACTACATCCGTCAGTTACCGGTCGACAGCAAGCGCCCGCTGATTCTCGACGTCAAAGAGTCGACGCGCACCGCCATTCAAAACCGCAAGATGTGGCCGCTGCTGAAAGACCTTTCCGACCAGGTTCTCTGGTTCGGCAACAAATACGATTCCGACGACTGGAAAGACCTCATCACCGCGCTGGTGGCGAAGACCAAAAAGCAGGAACAGCGAATGGCCCCTGGCCTTGACGGCGGCGTCGTGATGTTCGGCCAGCGCACCAGCAAAATGACCATTCCCCAGATGGTCGAAGTCATCGAGACGATTTACTGGTTCGGCACCCAGCAGGGTGTCATCTTCGGCGAACAATCCCGCAATGAAATTGAGTGGGCAAAGCGTTGGGGAGACAGCAATGCGAAATAACCCCAGTCAGAAAACCTTTCGCAGCAAAAAATGGCTCTCTGCTGTCGGGCAGATCGAACAGTGCGTGTTATGCGGTTCGTGGGGGACGCAGGTAGCGCATCGCAATGAAGGCAAAGGCATGGGCCTGAAAGCCGATGATTGCGCCACGGCGGCGATCTGCGTTTGCTGCCACGACAGCATCGACAACGGGAGCAAGCTATCGCGCGACGAACGCCGTCAGCTGATGGACCGCGCTATCGTTCTGACCGTTATCCAGATCGCCCGCCTTGGGCTGGTGGTGCCCGTATGAAAATTTACGATATCAACCCGGTCAGCAAGCCCCGCATGACCAGAAGCGATCGCTGGCGCAGCAGGCCGGAAACCTCCGCTTACTGGTTCTTTAAAGCTCAGGTGCGCCGTCTCGGTATAACCCTCCCGGAATCCGGTTACCACATAACATTCGTTTTGCCCATGCCGAAAAGCTGGAGCAAGAAGAAGCGTCAGCAGCATGACGGCCAGCCACATCAGACCAAGCCGGATAAGGACAATCTGGAGAAAGCGTTACTGGATGCGATATTCGATGATGACTGTCGGATATGGGACGGCAGGGTAACTAAGCGGTGGGGAGAGACAGGTCAGATCATTATCCAGGAGAATGCAGAATGACACGCAACGACATTAATAATTACCAGAAAGCGTCTGTTGAGCGTACCAACCCGCAAAACGCCTGGGTTGCGCTGGCAGCAGCACCACGCAGATCTTACCTGGGGAAATACCGCCGACTGACACCATCGCAAAGCCGTTGGGTTCGTTCGTTGCTGAACCACTGGGGCGGCATGTACGGGGGCAGCGGAACAGAGCACCTCTCTGGTGGCGGTGGTATGTGGTCAATGATATTGACCGGCTGGACTGGCGAGCAGCAGGAGCGGATCGCTACCGTGCTGTCTGGTCTGCGTAAAATTGGCTATACCGGCGATGCGTTGTTTGAGCAGGCGAAAGCCATCATCTGGCCGAAGAAATCACTTTCTGACCTGATTGGCAACGCCGGGGATCAGGAGGAAGCTGCATTCATGGAGGCTATCATCCTGAAGTCCTTCAAGCCGGGAAATCCAGTGTATGAGATAGGGAAGGACTATTACACCTGGCGGAAAACCATCAATGACATGGCTCGATGGATGCAGTACTACTACGCGCCGTTTCTGACCGAAAAGCAATGTATTGACCGTGTGCGCTGGTGTGTTGAGTTGTTCAACTCTGCTGTCTTCTTCACGTTAAAAGATGAATTAGGCTTCGAAAATGCAAAAACTTGCGAAAAAGACTTGAAAACGAGTTTTGAAACTGCATAATTCAGATATGCTCGGACGTCAAAGGCGAAAGAGCTTACCCACCAGCGGAGATGCCTTGCGCGGAGCGGTGGGAACCACATTTAAGCCCTTGCAGAAATGCAGGGGCTTTTTTATTGGCTCAATGCCACCGGGTGAATAACGTATGCACACGGCGATCATCTGCGCTTCTGGTCCGTCCCTTACTCCCGCTGACTGTCAAATAGCTGCGCGCTCAGGGTTTCCTGTGATAGCGGTTAATTCATCATGGCGAGCCATACCGGAATGCACTCACATTTACGCTGGCGATCTGCGCTGGTGGGATGTGAACATTCCCGCGCTGCCCGATGGCCCCGAACGCTGGTCATGTAACCGGAGAGCACACACCCGATACGGCGTGAACCTCTTCCCGACAGATACCAGCGGCACATTCAATTCGGGACAGAGAGCGATCCTGTTCGCTCACTGGCTGGGCGCAAAGCGCATCATTCTGCTGGGCTTCGATTGCTCAATCTCGAACGGCAGCCACTGGCACGGCGATCATACAGCCCTCGATAACCCGACAACGGCAAACGTAAAGCGCTGGCATGGCGAGTTTGCCAGGGTTGCGGCGCAGCTGCGTGGAAGCGTCAATATCATCAACAGCAGCCGCCAGACGGCGCTTAATTGCTTTCGTCGTCTACCTCTTGAAGCGGCGATCAGCGAGGTTACATGCTGAATCCTCCGATTTACATCGATGGCATGCTGGGAATGGGAGATACCATTTACCAGCGCGCTTTCGTCAAACAACTGCCCGCTGGGACATTCATTAAGACGGCATGGCCGGAACTTTACGAAGACCTGCCAGTTAAAGCAGTCCGAAGTGATACCACGCTCAGAACGCAGCGTAAAAATGAGTTTCGCAGCTCTGCAAAGTTTTATCCGCCGCCATCGCCACGACAGACGAAGAGAATATTTTACGGCCCGGATGATCTGCGGCGCGGTTCAATATTCGATGCGATGCGCCGACAGTTCGGTGTAACGCCAGCAGCGCTTGATTTGCCATCCTTTGGACCGGCGCAGTTTACGCACCAAAAGCCGATCGCCGTTATCCGTCCGGCAACGGTTCGCTCTGAATGGCGAAGCGACTCCCGAAACCCTGATCCCGATTACCTCCTGTGCGCATCGCGAATCCTGCGGAAACATTTCTGCGTGATTAGCGTTGCTGATTTGCAGGACGGGGAAGAGTGGCTGGTGGGTGAAGAGCCAGAGGCCGATCTGAAAATGCACGCTGGCGAGCTCAATATCAAAGAGCTGATGCGCCTGGTTGAGCATGCCGCTGTCGTGGTTTCGCCTGTCGGCTGGGCGCTGCCCGCTGCCATTGCGTACAAAACACCTGTTTATGTTGTCGCTGGTGGGCGCGGTGGGCATAACGCCCCCGAGATAGTCACCGATCCGGCGATGGATTTATCCCGAGTTGGCTGGGCTATCCCGGACAATTATTGTCGCTGCGAAGCGTGGGATCACCATTGCGACAAACGCATCTCCAACTTTGATTCAAAATTCGAGGCCTGGCTGAATGAAGTCGTTTTATCAGGAACTGAACAGCGGGCTGGTATTCCTCCCGGAGCTGGGCATCGGTCGTTATCCGGTTCCGGCGTCACGCCCGTATGACGAGCAATATTTTGCGAAATATCAGCTGCTGGCCGACACCGAAACGGGCAGAGCCTTAACGCAATCCCGTATTGAGCTGGTGGCGCGCCATTTTCACGGTCCTGTTCTCGACGTTGGTATCGGTGCCGGTCAGTTCGTATCTACCCGACCGGGAACGCTAGGGTATGACGTTAATCCGGCTGGTATTGCCTGGCTGAATGAGCGGAGCGCATTCGCTGACCTTTACGCCAGCCAGTGGCGTGCGCTGACAATGTGGGATGTTCTGGAGCACATCGACGAGCCGGAACTGACGGTACAGCAGGCCAGTGAATACGTGTTCGTGTCGATCCCCATTTTTACAGATGCCGGAGACATTCTTCGCTCGCACCATTTCAGGAAAGACGAGCACATTTGGTACTTCACTGACGTCGGCATTAAGCGCTGGTTTGCTGAGCAGGGCTTCGAATGCGTCGAACAGAACACCATCGAATGCCAGTTAGGGCGTAAGGGCGTCGCTTCGTACGCTTTCCGCCGAATTTAATTTTTCCCTTCTCCACCCTGGAAACTCCAGTTTCACACACAGCACCCGCAAACAGGCGAGGTGAACCTATGAATAGCTCTCACGGGATTTTTGAACAAACCATGAAATGGATCGCGCTATATCTGCCGTCAGTTTCCGCCGGGTTATGCGCTCTGGGCATCTCCGCGCTTATCGACATACGCGCAGGGAAGCCGAAACTCTACACCGCCACTGGCGCGCTAATCTGCGGCATATCCGCGCTGGCTGTTTCCGCATTGCTGGAATACCTGGGGTTGCCTGCTAATTCAGGGGCATTCGTTGGTGCGCTAGTCGGGTTTGTTGGAGCGGACAGGTTGCGTGACATGGCGCTCGCTATCGTTGCCAGACGTGCCGGAGTCGGCAGCACTGAGGAAAATAAATGAATCAATCTCAATTTCAAATGGCGGCTGGCATCAGCGCCGGGTTGGCTGCGTGCTGGTTTCAGCCAGTAGATGCGGCGATGAAAGAATTTGGCATTACAGCACCTGCGGATCAGGCCATGTTCATCGCTCAGGTAGGTCACGAGTCAGGTGGCTTTAGCGCTGTAGTTGAAAATTTGAACTACACACCATCTGCGCTGGTGGCGACCTTCGGAAAGAGGATCACACAGCAGCAGGCTGATGCGCTTGGCAGAACAACCGAACACGCAGCCCGCCAGGATGCTATCGCTAATCTGGTGTATAGCAACCGCTTGGGTAACAAAGCACCTGGCGACGGCTGGAAATATCGAGGCAGAGGGTTAATTCAAATCACGGGCCTCGACAATTATCGAACCTGCGGGGCGGCGCTGAAGTTAGACCTCGTTACTTCACCTGAACAGCTCGAACAGGAACTTCAGGCAGCGCGCTCTGCCGCCTGGTTCTACACATCCAAAGGGTGCATGGCCTACGGTGCCGATATTACTCGTGTTACGCGCATCATTAACGGCGGCCTGAATGGCATTGATGACCGCAAGATCCGCTACAACAAAGCGCGGGCGGCGCTGCTGGTATGAAAATGAGTTATTGGGTGCTCATTGTGACGTTTATCGCCTGTATTGCAGGCGGTCTTGTCTGGTCAGCGGATCACTATCATGGAAAGTTTCTGGAGGAACAGCGTCGCGCTGACGATGCAGAACAGCGTGCTGATTCCTCTGAGACTATCACCGAGAATGTCCTGCGCACCGTTGCAATAACGAACATCATTCTGGAGACAAACCAACATGCCAAGCAGCAGGTCGCACTGGAGTCACAGAGAACCGAGAACGATATCAAGGCTGCTGTTGCGGATGATGATTGTGCTGTTCGTGTTGTGCCTGCTGGCGCAGTTAAGCGGCTGCACGAATACGCGAACAGTCTACGTGCCGGTTCCGGTAGTTCCGTTACCGGCCAGCCTGACGGCTGAAACACCCCAGCCAGATTTACCCGACCCGTTTACGTGGGGTGCAAGTCTTAACCTGAATGTCGCGCTGCTGTCAGCGCTGGCGCAGTGCAACAGGGATAAGGCTGATATCAGGACTTTCGAGAACAACAGGGCAGGACAAACCGATGGCACGATTAAACGTTGAAGTTATCCCACCAGACAGCGAGGCGCTGAACGGGATTTTTGCAGAGATTGAGCGCAAATATGCGCGTCAGCCGCTGACGCCAAAAGTAATTGATGAAATGCAACGCGAAGCGACGCGCCTTGTACGGCGAATGATAACCACAAAGGTTACGTTCGTCCGGGACTGACATTACAGAAGCCCTTCACTGATGGGCTTTGATAATGTTTATCCCTTTTGGCGGATAAAATGAGTGTTATCCCCTAATAAGGATAATGACCTTCAAATCATTACCTTGTAGAGGTGTGTGAAGTGAATCGACCATTACCTCCACTGCTATTTGTCAATCCCCCCGACCCAAAGCCGTACATCAGCATAATGCCCGCCAGTGACGTTGGCGAGTGGCTGAATCAGCACATCCTGAGCGATGAGGGTGACCTCTACAACCCTGACCACCAGCATTTGCTTGAAGCGGATCTGTGCTTTCTCTGGGCGTCGAACGCTTTCGAGAAGAAAGGTCGTTCCGTGTTGGGGCAGGCGGAAGAAGTGGCAATGCGGGCTGGAGGTTGGCAGAAAGCGCGGATGGAGCAGCAGATGTATGAGTGGTTCGGCAGGGTGCCGCAGTTCATCATCACGCTGGCCGCCGATTACTGCTCGCAATGTTCCGATCTGGAATTCTGCGCGCTGATAGAGCACGAGCTTTATCACATCTGCCAGGCGACAGATGAATTTGGCGCGCCGAAGTTCACGCAGGAAGGGCAGCCAAAGCTGAAGCTGCGCGGCCATGACGTGGAAGAGTTTGTGGGAGTGGTTCGCCGTTACGGTGCGAGCCGGGACGTGCAGGAAATGATTGATGCGGCGAATCAGCCAGCGGAGGTTGCTCATCTCGATATTGCCAGAGCGTGCGGGACGTGCATGCTGAGACTGGCTTAAATACTGGACTGTATAAGACGAATGGTGATTTATGGCTGCATTAAAACCTGATGTGAAAGCCTACATCATTCAGTCGCTTGCGTGCTATGACACGCCATCGCAGGTGGTCGAGGCTGTCCAAAAAGAATTCGGGATCAAGATCACACGCCAGCAGGCTGAATCTCACGACCCCACGAAGGCCAGCGGTAAGACGCTCGCCAAAAAGTGGATCGAGATGTTCCACGCGACGCGCGAACGGTTCCTGACCGAAACCAGCGACATTCCGATCGCGAACAAATCCTATCGCCTCCGCGTGCTTGACCGCATGGCAACCAAAACCGAGGGGATGAAAAACTTCTCCCTGACGGCGCAGCTGATTGAACAGGCCGCGAAAGAGGTTGGCGACGCTTACACCAATAAGCTGAAGGTTGAAAGCACTGGCAAGGATGGCGGCCCGATTAAGACCGAGACGACCAACCTCACCGCAGATCAGGCCGCAGAGCTTTACCGCAAGATGATGGGGTGATTATGCCTCTACCGTTTGAATTCGACTTCAGGAACCCTGATTACCAGATGGTTTTTGAATGGCGGATGGAGCGCTTACAGCGCATTCGTCAGAACCCCGAAATGCTGCCAGCGCTAAAGCAGTTTTACCGCACCAACCCGGCACAGTTCATCATCGACTGGGGTATGACGACTGACCCGCGTAACATCGATTATGGCCTGCCGGTCACCATCCCTTTTCTGCTGTTCCCGAAACAGGAAGAGTGGATTCACTGGATCATGGAGCGGCGCGAACGGCTGGAGAACGGCATCACCGAAAAGAGCCGTGAAATGGGGCTCAGCTGGACGGCGATCGGGCTGGCCTGTTCGCTCTGCCTCTTCAACAAAGAGATGGTTATCGGCTTCGGCTCTCGTAAAGAGGAATACGTCGACAGCACCGGTGACCCGAAAGCGCTGTTCTGGAAGGCGCGCAAGTTCGTGGAAACGCTGCCCGTCGAGTTTCGCGGTTCGTGGGACGAGAAGAAGCACGCGCCGTACATGCGCGTTGAGTTTCCCGATACTGGCGCGGTCATCAAAGGCGAGGCTGGTGACAATATCGGTCGTGGTGACCGTACCACGCTCTACCTGGTGGATGAGGCTGCATTCCTCCAGCGTCCTCTGCTGATTGACGCGGCGCTGTCGCAAACCACCCGCTGCCGTATCGACCTGAGTTCGGTTAACGGCATGGCGAACCCGTTCGCGCAGAAGCGTCATGGTGGGAAGATACCGGTATTCACATTCCACTGGCGAAATGACCCGCGCAAGGATGAAGAGTGGTATCGCAGGGAATGCGAGAAAATCGACAATCCAGTGGTGGTGGCGCAGGAACTTGACCTGAACTACAGCGCATCTGCGGAAGGCGTCCTGATCCCGTCCGACTGGGTACAGGCTGCCGTCGACGCGCATATCAAGCTGGGCATCCAGCCAACAGGCAAGCGACTGGGCGCGATGGACGTCGCCGACGAAGGCCGGGACAAAAACTCCTTTTCGACCCGTCACGGCTTCCTCCTGGAGAACGTGCGGGAATGGTCCGGCGTGGGCAGCGACATTTACCAGACCGTTGAGAAGGTCTTCGGCTTTTGCGAGCAGGACAACCTCGAAGAGTTTCGCTTCGACGAGGACGGTCTGGGGGCTGGCGTTCGCGGCGATGCGCGCGCCATCAACGAACTGCGTAACGCAGCGCGCCGACCGTCAATACTCGCCACACCGTTTCGCGGTAGCGGCGCGGTATTTGATCCGGACGACGAAGCGGTGCGCGGCGACAACGGACAGGCCGCGCGCCTGAACAAGGACTTCTTTGCTAACGCCAAGGCCCAGAGCTGGTGGCGGCTACGCAAGCTTTTCCAGAACACCTATCGCGCCGTGGTTGAAGGCATGGCCTACAACCCGGACGAAATCATCTCAATCAGCAGCGCCATGGCGAGCAAAGACAAACTCATCATCGAGCTTTCGCAGCCGACCTACTCCATTAACGGCGTGGGGAAAATCGTTGTTGATAAACAGCCTGATGGCACCAAGTCGCCGAACCTCGCCGACTCGGTGATGATCAGCTACGCGCCAATGAATTCAGCCCTGAATATCTGGGAGCTGCTAGGGAGACAGGCCTGATGGCACGAAACAAGCAAGCCTCTCAGCGAACGGCGCAGGCCACCGCTGACGGCTACGAGAACTTTGTCGCCCGCGTGGGGATGCAGACGCCTAACCAGCACTCAGCGTCAACCTACCGGGCGAACTTCACCAGCCGCAACCGCATGCTGGTGGAATGGTCATATCGCGGTTCGTGGGTTATCGGTGAAGCGGTCGACGCTATCCCGGACGATATGACCCGTAAAGGCATTCGCATCACTTCGGAGATTGACGCCAAAGACCGTGGCACCCTCGAAGCGCAGCTGGATGAGTTGCAGATCTGGGATGCGCTGAACGACGTGCTGAAATGGTCGCGCCTCTACGGCGGCGCGGTTGGCTTCATCATGATCGAGGGGCAGGCACCAATGACCCCATTGCGGCTCGAAACCATCGGTGAGGGCAAGTTTAAGGGGATTCTCCCGCTTGACCGCTGGATGATTAACCCGGTCCTGACCCGCCGCATTAAAGAGATGGGGCCAGATCTCGGCAAACCTGAGTTTTACGACGTGGTGACCACCGCAACGGGCATTCCGGCCTGGCGCATCCATCACAGCCGCCTGATCCGCTTTGATGGCGTCACGCTGCCATTCCAGCAGAAGATGACCGAAAACGAATGGGGAATGTCGGTTGTAGAGCGTATCTGGGATCGGCTTACTGCGTTCGATAGCGCCACTGTCGGCGCGGCGCAGCTGGTCTATAAAGCGCATCTGCGTACCTATAGCGTGGAGAAGTTGCGCGAGCTTATCGCGCTTGGAGGCCCGGCGTTCGAAGCGTTGCTGAAGAACATCGACCTGATCCGCCAGTTCCAGAGCAATGAAGGTATGACGCTCATGGACTCGCGGGATAAGTTCGAAACCCACCAGTACAGCTTTAGTGGTCTGGATGACATTCTTTCGCAGTTTGCTGAGCAGATCAGCGGTGCCGTTGGTATCCCGCTGGTACGCCTGTTCGGTCAATCCCCGAAAGGCTTCTCTACTGGTGATGCAGACCTCGCCAACTATTACGACCGGGTGAGCTCATTGCAGGAGCGCCGCTTACGGCTGCCGATGCGCCGGATACTGGACATTATGCACCGCTCGGAACTCGGAAAGCCGCTGCCGGACGATTTCACGTTTGAGTTTAACCCGCTATGGCAAATGTCAGACGTTGACCGATCAACGGTGGCCGTAAACACCACCAACGCGATCAGTACCGCGCTGGGCGACGGATTGATGACGCGTAAGGCGGCGATGACCGACCTGCGCGAAAACTCTGACGTCACCGGCATCGGGGCATCCATTACCGACGAGGATATCGAGAATGCCGAAGACGAAGCGCCGCCAGGCATCGGCGAACTTGGCGACAAACCGCCAGAGCCGCCAGGCGGAGATCCGATATCGAACGAGCCTACGGCAGATAGCGCGGGCGGTCGGGGATATCGTAAATGGGCGCTACGATGGTTCAAACGATAGCGTCACCGAAATAATGGATGCGCTGGAGCGCTACAGCGAAATCATCACCCCCTGGGCTACGAAGGTTGCTGAGAACTTCACCGCAGACATAGCGCGCCAGAATGAAAAGCAGTGGCGTCAGCACAGCATGAACATCAGCGCAGAACTGCGCAACATGGTTGACCGTGCCCCGGTAGGCCAGGTGATGAAATCCATCGTTGCCGAGCAAATTAAGTACATCAAATCGCTGCCGCTTGAGGCTGCCGATCGGGTGTATGACATTCAGAATAAGGCCATCGAGGCCGTTGTGACTGGCGGGAGGGCTGAGCCATTCGCGAAAGAGATAGCGGCGTCCGGTGACGTGTCACGCTCGCGAGCGAACCTTATCGCCCGAACTGAGCTTGGACGTGCAACCGGCGCACTGGATCAGGCGCGTGCGCTGTCAATCGGCTCGAATGGTTATATCTGGCGTACAGCTGAAGATGGCGACGTCCGGCATTCTCATCGGGAGATGGAAGGGAAGTTTGTCGAATGGGGCCGACCTCCAACGCTTGACGGCATGACCGGTCACGCTGGCGAACTCCCGAACTGCCGCTGTTACAAAGAAATCGTCTTCCCCAATCCTCATTCTTATCTCGCCTGAATTGCAGGTAAACCATGAAATATTTTTTCAATACCCGGCTGGGGGAAACCCGCTATCAGCTGGCTGACGGCTCGCTGCTGTGCAAAGACGTGCCAATCGGTCGAACGGGTAAGCAGCTCTACGGCGCTGCCGATCTGCCAAACCTCAAACCCGACAGGCTCGGTGAGATAGTCGTAACGCGCTCTCCTGAGCAGGTATTCCATCCGGCCACGCTCGCCTCATTCGAAGGGATGAGCATCACGATCCTGCATCCTGAAGATGAAAACGGGAATGTGCGGCTGGTCAATCCCGAGAACTGGAAAGAGCTTGCTGTCGGGCATCTTCAGAACGTGCGGCGCGGGACTGGTGACCAGTCTGATTTGATGCTGGCTGACCTTATCGTCAAAGACGAAAGCGCCATTCAGCTTATCGAAGATGGCCTGCGCGAAGTGTCGTGCGGCTATGACGCGGAGTACGAGCAGACCGAGACAGGTAAAGCCGAGCAGGTCGATATTACCGGAAACCATGTGGCTCTTGTCCCTAAAGGCAGAGCCGGAAATCGTTGTGCAATTGGAGACAGAGACACAATGGCAAATCAAAAGAAAAGCTGGTGGACCCGCATGCGCACGGCCATCAAAACGGGTGACGCTGACACCATGAACGAACTGCTGGACTCTGCGCCAGCGGCGGTAACGGGTGATGAAGGGGATCTGCCGAGCGGCGTTAACCTCAACATTAACCTTTCACCGCAGCAACCATTGCCGGACAAAAAGCCGGAAATTGGCGGAGAGCCAACCGGAGACGGCGAGGACGATATTAAAACCTTGCTCAAAGCCCTGCTGGCTAAGCTGGAAGGAAATGCGACGGGCGATAACGACAATAAGCCTGATGAAAAAGACAAAAAAGATCCGACCGGCGACGGCGAGGACGACGAAGAGGAAACCACGATTACCGGTGACTCTGCCTATCGCGCCGAGGTTATCGTCCCGGGTATCGATCTGAGCCGTAAGGTGAAACCGACCGCGTTCAAACGTGATGTGCTGGCTGCCGCTGACAAAACACTGGTTCGCCAGGTTGTCGGTGATGCGGATATCCGCAAATTGCCCAAGCAATCGGTAGATATGGCGTTTAACGCCGTGTCAGAGATTGCCAAAGGGCGAAACACCCGCAGCACCACGGGCGATGCACAACGTCCAAATATGGGCATGACCAGCATCGCTTCCCTGAACAAACAAAACGCCGACTTCTGGTCTAACCGCAAAGGATAATCCAATGACTGCATATCTGTACCGGATGCCTGTTGGCATTGCCGGGGCTATCTCTCGCCCGCAGGACTTAACCGTCGAACCGGTGATCCTTAAATCCGCTAACGCCTTCGCTGCCTATGGTCTGGCTGGCAAATATGACGCTGACGGCTTTTTCGTGCCGCTGGCGGACGGTGACACCGCCGACAAGGTGAAGGGGATCTACGTTCGTCCGTATCCGACCACATCGCAGCCAGACATGGTTCGCCAGGTGGGGACGGATAAGAACTTCCCGGGTGACGCCATGAAGCGTGGCTACATGACCGTTAATCTCGGTTCTGATTTTGATGCCAGCACCATCAAAAAAGGCGACCCGGTATACGTTGTCGTCTCCACTGATGAATCCATAAAAGTGCCGCTGGGCGGCTTCATGTCCACGTCCGTCAGTGGCAAAAACGTGGCGCTGACCAACGCCGAATTCACAGGGGCCGGTGACGCTAACGGCAATGCAGAAATCTCCTGGAAGATTTAAGGAACAGACGAATGATTACTTTTGATCAGGCAACCGTTGATGGCTCTGGTGCCTTTCTCATCGGGGAACTGGAGCGACTCGACCAGACGCTGAACCTTCCGCTGGTGGGTTACACCTGGACCCGCGATATTCAGCTGCGTGAAGACGTTTCTATCGCAGATGACATTTCCAGCTGGACCAACACCAGCTTTGGCGCTGCGGGTACTGGTGCGAATCCGAACGGTAAAAACTGGGTAGGCAAAGACTCCACCGCTATTGCTGGCGTGAACGTTGATATCGGCAAAGACGGCAATCCGCTGAACCTCTGGGGCATGGAACTGGGTTGGACCGTTGTAGAGCTGGCAGCAGCTCAGCAGGTAGGCCGCCCGATTGATACCCAGAAGTACGACGGGATGCAGCTCAAATGGCAGATGGACAACGACGAGCAGGTTTACATCGGCGATGACGCGCTCGGCCTGAAAGGTCTGGCAAACCTCGTCGGTGTGACGCTGAACAACGCGCCGAAGACCTGGGCGAACTCCACCAACGACGAGATCCTCGATAGCGTGAACAGCATTCTGTCGAATGCCTGGGCAGCATCCGGTTACTCCGTCGTGCCTTCTGATCTGCGCATTCCGCCAGAGCAGTATTCACTGCTGGCGAGCCGTAAGGTTTCCGAAGCGGGTAACCAGTCACTGCTGACCTATCTGGCGGTTAACACCATCGCTTTCCACCAGAACGGCGTTCCGCTGGAAATCAAAGCGGTCAAATGGCTGAAAGCGCGCGGGGTTGGCGGTAAAGACCGTATGGTCGCCTACACCAACGATAAGAAGTACGTGCGTTACCCGCTGGTGCCGTTGCAGAGCGTTCCTGTCCAGTATCGCGGTCTGTACCAGATTGCGACCTACTACGGCAAGCTCGGTGCGGTTGAGCCTGTGTATAAAGAAACCCTGTCCTATGTGGACGGTATCTGATAACCAGAACGGCCCCGAAAGGGGCCAGAAGGAAACTGAAAATGGCGAAAGAAAAGCTGGTTACCATCCATGTTCACACCCCGTTTACGCTGACGCTCGGCGATCAGTCAAAACAGGAGTTTGGTCGGGGGCGGCATAACGTACCGGAAGAAGTCGCGTCGCACTGGTTCACTCAGGCTCACTCTGAGCTTTCCGATAGCGTGGTCAGCGGCACCGATGATCTGCAACCCATTATCGACAGCCTGCAAGCGCAGATTGCCGACAAAGATAAGCAGATTGTCGATAAAGATCAGCTGATTGCCGATCTGAGAGAAGCGCTGCTCAAGCTGCAAGAGCAGAACGACAGCCTGCAAGCGCAGATTGCTGCCGCCCAGACTGGCGGTAATGGGGCGAAAGATGCCAAAGAATCAAAGCTTGCCAACAGTAAGTGATTTTCGCCGCGACTTCCCTCAGTTTGCTGACCCTGCCAAATATCCCGAAGCGCAAATCCAGTTTCGTCTGAATCTGGCCGATGAGCTTCTGAGCGAAAACGTTACCGGCAAAAAGCTGTTTCCGTACTTTGCCGAGTTGTTCGTGGCGCACTATATGACGCTCTGGGCAGCAGATAGCCGGGCAATGCTCGTCGGCGGCCCGGGTGGTTCAACCAATGGTGTGCAGTCCTCCAAGTCCGTTGACAAGGTTAGCGTCAGCTATGACACCAGCGCGACGCTAAACCCTGACGCGGGCTTCTGGAATAACACACGATATGGCGCTGAATTTTATCAGCTGATCACGATGTTCGGTGCGGGCGGTCGCCAGCTATGAGTTTCAAAAGCGGTGTAACAACGAGGGTGGATAACGCTCAGGCCATCCTTGATGCGCTCAGGTCGCTAACCAAAAAGGATGTGCTGGTCGGTATTCCTGAACAAGACAGCGAGCGTGAAGATGTTCCGTTTGGTAATGCCGGGATCGGCTATGTCAACGAATACGGTTCACCAGCGCAAAACGTCCCACCACGTCCGCACCTGATCCCCGGCGTTAAATCGGTTGAGGGACAGACGGTGCCGCAGCTTAAAGCAGCGGCGCAGGCTGCGCTTGAGGGTAATGCGGCGGGGGCGGAAAGAGCACTCAACCGCGCCGGAACGCTGGCCGCTAATGGCGTCAGGCGCTACATGACTATTACCGGTTTTACACCGCTGGCTGATAGCACCGTTGAAGCCCGCGCACGTAGAGGGCGCAAAGGGGCAAAAGCAGAGCTTTCCCGACGTGCTGCTGGCGAGCCACCCGGAACCGATCTGGTGAAACCGCTAATCGATACCGGGCAATACCGTAGAGCCATTACCCATGTTGTGAGGGATAAAGATGCCGACGCTTGATGTAACAGACGTGCTGTTTGACCCCGATTTTTGCGACTTCAACCTGTGGGTAACGCGTCGCGCGCAAACGGTGGACGAGGACGGGATCGGCAGCGACAGCGAAGTTAAAATGCAGTTTGCCGGGGTTGTTACTGTTGACCGCTCCCTGGAAAACCGCCGTATGCAGTCCGGGCAAGTAATCAGTGGCGCGATTCTCATCGTGACAACTGAGCGGCTGACGCAGGGGCAGACTGGCCGTGATGCCGATATCGTGACGTATCAGAACCGTGATTATCGTGTGACATTCGTCGACCCGTACACGGCTTACGGTGCTGGCTTTGTCCAGGCGCATTGTGAATTACTGCCGTTTGATGGGGGAACTCCCGTTGAGCAATAACACCAGCACAGAGCGCGGCTGGCTGACACCCACCAGCGGCGATCCTGATTATGACGAAGCGCTCGACAGGCTGCTAAGCCGATGGATGCGCAATGTTTCCGGCTTGCCTGCGGGGATGGTTCGCCCGCGCTGGCAGAAAGAACAGCCATCACTACCGTCAGTTGAAACGAACTGGTGTGCGTTCGGCGTTACCGGGTGGCCCATTGATAACAGTCCTGCATTCACCAATCAGACCGACGAGGGCGCTCAGCTCTGGCGGCATGAAACGTTCGAGTGCATGGCGTCGTTCTATGGCCCGGCTGGTATGTTTTATGCGTCCCGTTTTCGCGATGGCATATCTGTCCCGCAAAACAATGCTGAGCTGAACGCGCTTGGTTTGTCCCTGGGCGACTATACCGGTCTTACCCCTTTCCCCGAACTTATCAACCAGCAATGGGTTCGCCGCTACGACATGACGGTGCGCCTGCGCCGGAAGGTTGTGCGCGAGTACGGCATTAAATCGCTGGTGGAAGCGCCAGTCACCTTTTTTGGAGAATAAACTATGACGCAGGGCTTACCTGTATCCAACGTTGTAAACGTTGATGTGATCATCTCGCCGAAAGCGGCTACTGGTCGTAACTTCGGCGCGCTGCTGATCCTCGGTTCTTCCACTGTCATTCCGGTGCAGGAGCGCGTTCGCCTCTATGCGTCCGTTGAGGACATTGGCGAGGACTTCGGAGTCGACAGCCCGGAATATGAAGCGGCGCAGGTTTTCTTCAGCCAGTCGCCGAAGCCGACGCAGGTTTATGTTGGCCGCTGGGCGAAGACGCTGACCTCTTCCGAAGGTGGAAGCGTGGAAACCATCGTGCAAGCTGTTAATGCCTGCCTGCAATATACCAACTGGTATGGGCTGGTTGTCGCTGATGATGTTGCTGATGGCGGTGATGTGCTTGATGCTGACGACGTGATTGAGGTTGCTAAACTCATCGAAGCGTCCAGTCTGAGCCGCATTTTCGGGGTAACATCTGCCGACGCCGAGATTATCAGCACGACTTCGACGACCGATGTTGCGTCGAAATTAAAGGCTGGCAAGTATTCCCGTACCTTTATTCAGTATTCAACCAGCAGCCCTTATGCGGCGGTTTCAGCTTTCGGTCGCGCGTTTACTGTCAATTTCAACGGCAGCAATACCACCATTACCCTGAAATTCAAACAGGAACCGAGCGTAACCTACGAAACGCTGACGGTAGGACAGGCGGCGGCTGTGGATACGAAGAATGCGAACGTCTTCGTGTACTACGCCAACGACACGGCGATCCTGCAACAGGGTGTCATGGCGAACGGTGACTTCTTCGACGAGCGCCACGGGCTCGACTGGTTGCAGAACTACGTTCAGACCAACCTCTATAACCTGCTTTACACCAGCACCACCAAAATTCCGCAGACTGATGCCGGTGTGACCCGTCTGCTTTCCAACGTTGAACAGTCCATGGATCAGTCCGTCACGAACGGTCTGGTAGCGGCTGGCGTGTGGAATGGTGGCCCTATCGGACAGCTGAATTCCGGCGATACGCTGACCAAAGGTTATTACGTGTATGCGCAACCTCTGTCAGAACAGGCGCAGGCCGACCGAGAAGCTCGCAAAGCACCGTTAATTCAGGTGGCCTGTAAGCTGGCTGGCGCAGTTCATTATGCCGATGTGCAGATCAACGTGGTTCGCTAAGGAGCGATAAATGGCAACTTATTCTTTTCTCGATGTAACCGCGTCGCTCACCGGGCCGACCGGCGTTATCGATCTTGGTCAGGGTTCTGCCAACTCTGAGGAAGGTATCACCCAGACCATGGGCGGCAACAAGAACACCATGACCATCGGTGCGGATGGCGAAGTGATGCACAGCCTGCACGCCGATAAGTCAGGCACCATTACGGTGACGCTGCTGAAAACCTCCCCAGTTAACAAGAAGCTGTCTCTGGCGTATAACGCGCAAAGCCAGTCCTCTGCCACCTGGGGCAATAACGTGATCGTCATTCGCAACACGGCATCGGGTGATATTTCTACTGCGCGTTCGTGTGCATTCCAGAAACAGCCTGATTTCAATAACGCCAAAGAGGGCGGAACTGTCGCCTGGGTATTCGACTGCGGCAAGATTGACCAGCTGCTCGGGGAGTTTTAACGCATGGAATTCGAAATTAAAGGCGTGAAATATCGCACCGCAAAGCTCAGCGTTTTCGAACAGCTGAAGGTGTCCCGCAAGCTGTTGCCGGTGCTGGCCGGGATGGTTTCTGACTTTCGGAGCGTTCAGGAGAAGATCAGCAGCAAAGACACCGAAGGCGCGATGGCTACCATACTGCCAAAGATTGCCAATGCTGTGTCCGATCTGAGCGATGGCGACGTGGACGCTATCCTGTTCCCCTGCCTTTCCGTCGTTTCACGCGAGCATATGAAAGGCTGGGTGCCGGTCTGCCAGCATGGCGAAATGGCGTTTGACGATATCGACCTGCTGACCATGCTGCAACTGGTGGCGCGGGTGGTCGCCGACTCGCTGGGAAATTTTTTGCAAGGACGCCCTACCAGCGAGACGCCTACCCCGCCAGCGGAATAACCTTCAACAGCCTGCCGGGCGGTGAAGATTTTATTCTTCGTCCGGCGCGTGCCTTCCATATTGACCAGAAAGACCTTAACAGCGGTGCGGTAGACCTCTGCCGTATCGCGCTTCTCAATGACTACCTCGACATGCGCGAGGATAACGACGCCCGGGTAGATAAATGGAGAGCGGCCAATGAGCGGTAACGCAGATACGATTAAAGATTTCCTTGTTTCGCTGGGATTCGATATCGATCAGGCTGGCGCTAATAAGTTTGAAGCAGTGCTGAAAGGCGTTACCGCGAACGTTCTGAAGGTCGGCGCGGTGGTGGAAGGCGCAGCGCTGAGCATTGTCGGATTTACCACTCAGATCGCGAACGGTCTGGATAAAATTTACTGGGCATCCCAGCGGACGGGGGCCAGTGTCCAGGGCATCAAAGCGCTGGGATACGCCGCATCGCAAACCGGTGCCAGCGCCGAGTCGGCTATGTCCTCCCTCGAAGGGCTGGCCGGTTTCATGCGTAGCAATCCGGGCGCGGAAGGCTTCCTGAACCGCCTGGGCGTCCAGACTCGCGATGCCAGCGGAAAGATGCGTGATACTGCGGCCATCTTTACTGGCGTTGGGCAAAAGCTCAACAACATGCCGTATTACCGCGCGAAACAATACGCGCAGATGCTTGGCATCGATGAAAACACGCTGATGGCGATGCGGCGCGGCATGAATGGCTTTACCGCCGATTACCAGTCGATGCTGCAAAAGACAGGGTTCAACGCTGATAAAGCGGCTGTTCAGTCCAACAAATTCATGACGTCCATGCGCGGGCTTACGTCGCTGTTCGGCATCATGCGGGACAAGATCGGCTCAAACCTCGCTGGTGGCCTGGCTGGTTCGCTGGACAGCCTGCGGCGGCGCATCCTCGACAATTTCCCGAAGATTGAAGAGACGCTGACCAGAGTTATTAAAGGCGTGATCTGGCTTGCGAACGCATTCACGAGAATGGCGTGGCGGCTGATACAGGGCGCTGGCTCTGTCATCGACTGGTGGAAGCGTCTTGACGATGGCAGTAAAAATCTGCTGAAAATATTCGGTGCTCTACTTGTCGCATGGCGTCTGCTTAATTCTGCGTTCCTGAAATCCCCGATTGGAATTATCACCACGCTGATTCTGGCGATCGGATTACTCTATGACGATTATCAGACGTGGAAAGAAGGCGGTAAAAGCCTGATTGACTGGTCCAAGTGGGAGCCTGCAATAGAAAAGGCGAAAAAGGCAATTCTCTGGCTGCGCGATAAGCTTCTGGGGCTGAAAGATTCTGTTGGTGGATGGCAGAACTCGCTGGAAATTTTGGCTACTTTCATCGCTGGGGTATGGGTAACAAAAGTATTGGGAGCATTCGCAAAAATATCCGGTCTTCCGATACCTCCATGGCTTAAATTATGGGGAGCGTATGCTGGTTACCTGGTTTCAGATCGTGAAAACATAAAAGCCAGTGCTAAATCATCTTTGGACTATACCAAAAGGAACATTGGTGATGCTCTTGCTACGGTTGGCATCAAAACCGACCTTGGGCGAAAAGATGTTAGCGAGGTAAGAGAATGGCCCGCATGGATGGATTGGCTGCATGGTGGCCCAGGTAAGATTATTCGTCAGGCGCAAAGCAATGGCGTCGTTTATGGCGATAATGTTCAGCCTGACATTCCCGGGGCGGAACAGCATGTTCGTAGTAATGAAATTGCCCCGCATGAAAGAGATGAAATAAAAAACCGTCAGCAGGCTGCTAATGGTTATCTTGAAAAAATCTCAGACGGGATTGCCAAAATCGGTAATTTATTTTTCTCCCCGGTTGGAGCTGCTGAAATCTCTCCAAATATATCGGGTGACCCCTCCCAGTTTGCGCAATCAGTCAAACGTCCACAGGCCACAGCCCAGGGCAAAGTATTGCTCGACTGGATGGGGCCAATGTTCAATAAACTTGAGTCGCTTTATCAACTTCCAGCTGGTCTATTGAAAAGTGTGGCGATAACCGAGTCAGGTGGTAACCAGTTCGCCATGTCCGGCGCAGGCGCGAAAGGTCTGTTTCAGTTTATGGATGGTACGGCGCGCGACATGGGCCTTCGCGGAAACGATGTATTCGACCCGCAAAAGTCAGCTCAGGCCGCAGCTAAGTACCTCAGCCAGCTGTTGCGGCAGAACGGCGGAGACCTTAGCAAAGCACTGGCATCATATAACTGGGGGATCGGGAATGTTAAGCGCTATGGCATGGGGTTAATGCCGCAGGAAACGCGTAACTACATTCCGAAAGTAATGAGCAACATGCCCACCAGCGCCCCGGTGATTCAGCAGGAAACGAATATTAACATCCACGGCGTTTCCGATCCGCGCGAGGCTGCCCGTTTGACTGTTGATCGTCAAAAGGGCGTGAATTCACAGTTAACCCAGCAACTCCCCGCAGGACCGAGATAATGGATATTTTATCAGCGATTTTTCGCCAGCAATCCCGGCGAATTGGCCTGCTGATCCCCAGCGTGGTCGTCTCCGAAAAGCATTCTGATGCGCTCGAAATTACTGAGCACCCGGTGGAGAAGCCAACAACGAATAGCGCTTCGGGCTTCATCGCCGATCATGCGTATAAGCGCCCCAGCGAAGTCACAATGGAATGCGGCTTCGCTGGTGGCGGTTCGTTGCTGGACTTCATTGATACATCTTCAATCGGCCTCAGCGCCGGACTTAGCCCGAAAGAGACCTATCAGCAACTACTGGATCTCCAGTCCTCTCGGGTGCCGTTCGATGTAGTGACCGGAAAGCGGGTTTACAGCAATATGCTGGTGCGAGCCATCGAGGTGACAACGGATAAAACCAGCGAGAACGTGCTGAACTGCACGCTTACCCTGCGTGAAGTGATCATGTCGCAGACGCAGAGCGTTAGCGTTGCAGATAAATCAGATATGCAGGATGGCGTCAGCACATCGGCGGTGCAGAATTCCGGGATGAAATCCACTACACCGCCAAACGAATCCTTGCTGAGCCAGCTGGGCGGAAGCGTTACATCAGCATTCGGGGGATGATATGCAGTTTAACGAAATACCGCTTTCTCCTGACAATCAGCAGTTCCGCGTTTTGCTGGGCAATACCACGTATACACTCAGGATCATCTGGCGTGATGCGGCTGGCTGGATTATGGACGTGATGGATAGCGGCGGTGCTGCGCTTCTTTCTGGCGTACCTCTCCTGACCGGCGTGAACCTATTACGACAATATCCACAGCTTGGCATTGATGGCGCGCTGGTGGTGGCGACCGATAAGGGCGCACCAGACGAGCCCACCAAAACCAACCTCGGCACATACAGCCACCTCATTTTCGTACAGGAGTAGAAATGTCTCTTAACTGGATGCGCCATTTTGAGCTGCAACTGTTGGACCAGAACGGGCAGGGCGTTTCCCTGTCTGACTTTAAGGTCACGTTCCAGATCGAGTGGGCAGACACGCGCTGGCCGCGAGTGGCGAACGTGAAAATTTACAACCTTTCGACCGATACCACGAACAAGATACTGGGGCAGGAGTTTGCAAAAATTCGCATCATTGCCGGGTATGACGGTATTGCGCCGGATGTTGATGCGAGCCAGGTTGGTGTCGCCCGGGAGATTTCACCAGACCAGGTAGGGCAGGTGAACGGTCAGAACTACGGCCTGATATTTGACGGTGATATTCGCTTCACCGTCACCGGGAAGGACAACATCACCGATTCCTGGGTGCTGATTCAGGCCATCAGTAACCACGAAGCGTTCCTCTACGCGACTACCATCACCACGCTTGCCGCTGGTTATACCGTTGCGGACCTGCACCGGGCGACTATGCAGGATTTCAACGCGTTCGGCGTGACACAGGGCATTACCGGCGATTTTCCTGATACCGTGTTTCCTCGTGGCCGCGCGATTTACTCATCCACCCGTAACGTGATGGATAATATTGCTGCGCAGTGCAAAGCGACATGGCAGCTGGTGGATGGTCAGGTCCAGATGGTGCCGGAGGATAAATATATTCACGAAGCCATTGTGTTGAATGCCGATACTGGCCTGATCGGTATGCCGCAACAAACGATGGGCGGCGGAGTAAACGTGCGGTGCCTGATAAACCCAAACATCCGTATTAATGGTCTTATCCAGCTCGATCAGGCTTCGGTGTACCGCGCCACGCTCGGCAATAGCGAAATAGCACAGTCGCCCGGGCGTATCACCGAAACAGAAGAGAACAGCAACCGCGTGCTGACAGGCACAACGTCACAGGCAGCCAGCATTGCGACGGATGGCGTTTATATCGTCAAAGCTATCGACTATACTGGCGACACCAGAGGTCAGGCGTGGTACATGGATTTGATGTGCTTTGCGCGTGGCAGCCGCGATTTGCAGAGTAACGCATCACTTAACCGGACGTTTTAAAAAAATGAAAAAACTCATCCTGATGATTGCTTGCAGCTCTTTTGCCTTGGCGGGCGTAGCTCATGCTGATTCCCAGTGTGGGCCTTTCCACTTGGGCACAAGCCCGGCAAATGATGGATGGGCACGCATTAACGGTGCGAAGCCTGAAAGTCAGAAGGTAACGTTCCTCAAGCAAAAAGAAGACTACGACAACATTAAAATGGAATGGCGCATGGCTACTGATCAGCCTGGCCGGTGGGTAGGGCTCGAATACATCAAGCGCAACGGCAAAGCAATTCTCAACGCTCAGTGGCTGCAAGCCAGCATGAATGCGCCGCGTCAGTATGCAACCTACGACTGCGTTAAGGTGAAGTAGGTATAAAGAAAAAGCGCCGGGTTGACCGGCGCGCCAAGTTATTCCTCTTTGAAGCTGATGTTCTTGCACTGATCCATTACTTCAATCAGTTCTTTTGACGTCAGGTTTTCTACTTCGATTTTACCTTTCTCTGTGGTCATTGTTATTTTTTTGGATGATCTGGTCTGTATCCATTTTCTTGCGATTGATGCAATGGCTATACAAGCTGGTGACGACGTGGCTACGATGATAGTTATGTCGATGAGCGTGCCAACCGCATTAATTGAGTCAGCAGTTCTGATTCGCCTGCGTATTTTATAGTCGCTTTCAGGTATGTTATCCTGGATTACGGAGAGCAATTCTTTGCCTATTGCTGGAGTAAATTTTATGGTTGTTTCTGATTTTGGCATAAAGGTATCCGGCCCCTATCGTGAGAAGCTAAAAATTGCCTTGCGGCTTTTTCTTGGCAGCCTGTATCTCGCTACAAACCACGACGTTACCGTGGTTTTAAGCAAGACCTACATTCAGGGCTGCAAAGAAGATAAATAGCACGGACAAATCAGCCCTCAAACCCTGACATTTGATCAGTAACCCGCCTCCGAGCGGGTTTTTTTATGGAGTTTTTATGCCAATACCAACTCAATCACAGATCGGCGGCGAACAGCAGACCGCGCAGGCCATTGCCGATTCGGTGTCTACCCAGATGCGCGTAGCGATCCCCGGCATCATTCAGTCGTTCGATTCTGACACTGTTACATGCACGGTAGAGGTGGCGCTTCGCGGCATTGTTGGCGATGGCTCCACTGAATTGAAACCGCTGGTTGATGTGCCGGTTATCTTCCCGCGTGGCGGCGGTTGCACGTTGACCTTTCCGGTTAAAGAAGGCGACGAGTGCCTGCTGATCTTTGCCGACCGTTGCATCGATTTCTGGTGGCAGAGTGGCGGTGTTCAGGAGACCGTAGATCCGCGACAGCATGACTTATCTGATGCGTTCGCCATCGTTGGCCCGCAGTCGCAAGCACAGAAAATCAGTGGTATCAGTACCAGCGCCGCACAGCTGCGCACCGATGATGGTGCGGCGTTCGTAGAGGTCGCATCAGGACATAACATCACCGTTAAAACGCCGGGCCAACTTACGGCTACGGCTGAAGGTGGAACGACAATCACCTCCCCGACTATCACGCTGAACGGCAACGTAACGATTAACGGCAACCTGTCTCAGGGAATGGGCGAAAGTGGCGGTACTGCGACGATGCTTGGACCGGTGACGGTAACGAATGATGTGAAAGCAGGCGGCAAGAGCCTGACGACGCACACCCACGGCGGCGTGCAGACTGGCAGTGGTAATACTGCCGCGCCTAATTAAAAACTACCAAACAGACAAAAGCCCCGGGTGCGCTAACACTTCGGGGCTTTTTATTTTCTGCACCTTGAGGATGGCAAGGGAGAATATGTGATTGATTTTAGCAAACTGATACGGGAGTTGCGAGTCATGGGAGAAAAACTACCCAACTGGAAATTCTTCCTCATCTGGGCCGTGTTCTTTTTATTCGGCCTATCAAGCGTTATTAGCGCTATACGCTGGTGGTGATTTATGCGATACCGACGCGAAGATGCTGACGGCGATTACACTTTCGGGCAGGGTGACGACACCTTCCTTATCGACAGCCCGGAGTGTGTCGCCCAGGCCGTAAAAACCCGGTTTGAGCTGTGGCGCGGTCAGTGGTTTCTCGACCTGACTGAAGGCACCCCGTATGTTCAGTCGGTGCTTGGTAAACAGCGATCAGACGTCTACATCCTTGCTATACGCGAACGCATACAGGGCACGCCGGGCGTTCTGTCGATTCTTTCCTTCGATACCAATTATGACGGCACCAGCCGCCGCGTCACTTTCACTTCCTCCATTGACACAATCTACGGCCAGACGACTGTAACTAGCGAGGCATAAATGGCTTTGAACCTCGACACGCTGGGGCTATCGGCAACGGTAACCGCCCAGGGCATTAGTGCGCCTGATTACCAGACAATCCTCGATACACTGATCAGCTATTTCAGGCAGATTTACGGTAGTGATGCTTACCTCGAACCAGACAGCAAAGACGGGCAGATGGTCGCGCTGGTGGCTCTTGCTGTGCATGACGCTAACAATACCGCTATCGAGATCTACAACTCGTTTTCACCGACGACAGCGCAGGCCGCAGCGCTTAGCAGCAACGTGAAAATTAATGGGATCACGCGAAAAGTAGCGACAAACTCTACTGCTGACCTTCTGTTAACCGGTACGGCGGGTACGACTATCACGAACGGCTCCGCACGGGATAAAAACGGCATTATCTGGAATTTTCCCGCGAGTGTAGCGATCGGCGTTGATGGTACTGTGCTGGTGACGGCCACATGTGCGAATAGCGGTTCGGTTGCGGCGATGGCCGGGACTATTACCACTATCAACACCCCGACTCGCGGCTGGGTTTCGGTAACCAACCCGGCTGCGGCTACTGTCGGTTCACCTGCCGAAACGGATGCAGAGCTACGCTTACGACAGGGACAGAGCGTCGCGCTACCATCTATCACACCGTTTGAAGGCGTTGACGGTGCCATCGCTAATGTTGCTGGCGTGACACGTCACAAGCTGTATGAGAACGACACAGGAACGACCGACAGCAACGGGCTGCCACCGCATTCAATTTCCGCTATCGTTGATGGGGGCGATGTTACCGAAATAGCCCAGACCATCAGGGGGAATAAAGGGCAGGGAACCGCAACTTACGGTAAAACTTCTGTCACAGTGCCGGATACTTACGGTAATCCTCACGTCATCAGTTTTTCACGTTCTACCGATGTGCCAATTTTCGTAGCCATTACCCTGAAAGTTTTTACCGGGTATACATCTCAAATCGGCGAGCAGATCAAACAGGCTGTTGCCGATTATATAAATGGCCTGACAATTGGCGACGACGTTCTGCTGAGCCGCATTTATTCCCCGGCAAACCTTGGCGTTGTGAGCGGCGGGAATGCCCGCTATTACGATATTACCGACCTGCTGATCGGTAAGTCGTCTGGCAGCGTATCGGCATCAAATATTGATATTGCCTATGATGCTTCTGCATCTTGTAGCACCGCGAATATCAGTATCACGGTGACCTCATGAGCAAATACACCGAACTGATCACTAACTACCACGCTACCAAGCCACTCTTTTTTGACCATATAGATCTGAGCACCCGCCCGCTGATTGATGTGTCCAGCACTATGTCAGGGCTTGTAACCGCTTTTGACATTGATACAGCTGTCGGTGTGCAGCTCGATACGCTCGGGCTCTGGATCGGACGAAGTAGAGTAATCAGCCAGTCAATTTCTGGCGTCTATTTCAGCTGGGACACTGATGGTCTTGGGTATGATCAGGGAGTATGGCAAGGGCCATACGACCCAGACTCCGGTTACACAACACTGGGCGATGACACATACCGCATCATTCTGAAAGCAAAAATCGCTATCAACAACTGGGACGGCCGTAATGACTCGCTGCCGCCCATTCTTGACGCAGCAACGGCTGGCTCTGGCCTGAAGATGCAGATCGTCGACAACCAGGACATGACGATTTCGGTCTGGGTTTTTCCCGCGACTGATATTTCTGATGTGTCTCTCGAACTGATCGCCGCGATCAAACAGGGCTACCTGACTGTAAAAGCTGCTGGCGTTTGGGCTGGTGATGTTGAAACGCCTTCGATAGAAACACCGTCCGAGGGATCTAAATTCTTTGGGTTTGACATGGATAACGAATACATCGCCGGATTTGATGATGGCGCATGGGGGAAATTACTGTAATGGCTAAAAATAACTTCAAACCTTTCGCTACAGGCGCGGGCGCAAACGTCATGTCGCAAGCAGACTGGGAAGCCTTAACCGCACTACTTACAGGATTTCAGTCCGGTAAAGCTGCGAGTGCGCAGGTGAATAAAGCCCTTCGTCAGGGCACGGTAATGGCAAGCGTCATTGGACAGTTCATCGCTGACAGTACCGGTCAGGACGTTCTGGATAATGGTAACACGTCAGTACTTCTGACCAATTTTCTCAACGCACTGAAAGCCAATACAAATGGTCGTCTGCTGAACGTTCGTACTTTCACTGCGAGTGGAACGTATACACCAACAGCGGGCACGAAGAAAATCAGGGTTCGCATCGTCGGTGGAGGCGGGGCTGGTGGTGGTGCTGCCGCCTCTACCTCATCCGGGACATTAGCCGCGGGGCATGGCGGCTCTGCGGGAACTTATGGTGAAACGGGCCTGATTGATGCCAGTTCTTTATCTTCAGTTGCGGTTACCGTTGGATCAGCTGGCGCCAGTTCAGCTGGCGGGAACGGTACATCCGGTGGAGCATCATCATTCGGTACATTTATCTCCGCGCCCGGAGGTGCTGGAGGAAATTACGGTGCATCGGGAACAGCTACTTTCAGTCTGGTGCCTGATTTAGCTCAAACCGCTGATTGTTCTGGTTCCAGTGTCCTGCTGAATGTTCCGGGTGAGGGGGGATGGGGGCAAATGTCCTTTGCAACAGGTACGGCAGGTGGAACGACAACAACATCCTCGGCAAAGGGGGGACGTGGGGGAAACTCAGTGCTCGGCGGCGGTGGATACGCACTCACAAACAATTCCGTGCCGGGTTCTGGAAAAGGTTATGGTGCCGGGGGGGCAGGCGCGGCAACAACATACATTAATGGTACTTCGGCAGTAGCCGGTGGTGCAGGTTCTTCAGGAATTGTCATTATTGAGGAGTATGCGTGATGTCTACTTATGCACTGATCAAGGATGGACAAGTTATGAATACTGTCCTGTGGGATGGTGAGGGAGATATTTTCGAGGGCTATGAGACTGTCAAAATTGACGGTCTTGGCGTGGGTATCGGCTGGACATATGACGGAAAGAAATTTACTGCGCCGCCAGTACCGGAACCCACTCACGAAGAGCTTGTTCGACAAGCTGAGGTCGAGAAGCAGGCATTAATCAGCGATGCTAATAGCTATATCGACGGCAATCAGTGGCCCTCAAAACTGGCGTTAGGCCGCCTGAGCGATGACGATAAAGCTCTCTTCAATGAATGGCTGGATTATCTTGATGCCCTTGAAGCAGTCGATACATCACCTGCACCGGATATTACCTGGCCTTTACCTCCAACAGCATAACATCGTGATGGCGGCGTGCCATATTTGTGTCATGCATGGTAAATCGCCATACACCTTCTTACATCACGTGCCATTAAGTTGCCTTTTGTGAATGCGGTCATATGCATATAAAACAACTAGTTAAATGTGATTCTACTAATTCGTAATGCGAAGGTCGTAGGTTCGACTCCTATTATCGGCACTCACACAACAAAATCCTTTAAAAACAATAGCTTAAGACGATTTTCGCTCTCAAGGTACAATCTTTTTTTAAGGGATTCTATGACCAACAGTTGCCGCTATGGTTAACAGTGGCTACTCAGGGATGTTAGCACGTAGCGGCCTGTAGTTGTAATGCTCGAACAGGTACAAAGCGTGAATAGTCCCCACGAACCGCTATCAACTCGAAGCTGATGACGCTGCCAACGTCTTTAATCAATCCCACAACTTTTAACCGTTCCACACTTAGCGCGGTGTCCCATAACAGCCTGTCGTGATGACACGCCACGGATAAACGAGCAAATGTTGGGAAGCCTAACCAGTCCGGGAAAGGGGCTGGCTCTGCCGTGGTGTTCACCGAGCCATAAATGATCGGTACTCGATAAGAGAGCGGTTGACTGACAAGCTGATGATACGCCTTCGGCGCTAATTGATGGATGTACCCATCACGGCGCTAAATGGTTGCTATTATAGTAATTAATATGCGGGGGATCCTTCCCCCGCAGCTGTGTTGTTAAGGCAAATATTTAAGAATATCAGCCGACCAACTTCGACGATGGATGACGCGAGCATGATGCAAGTTACCATCTAAAATTTCAGCTTTTGTAAGCTGGGATAAGTTAGGCCAGTTGTTATCAAAGATATAAGTTGCATTGTTGCTCTGAGAGCTTTCAAGTATGTAGGTGTTTTTACTGGAAAAACCAAACACTACGTAACCTTGAAAACCTGCTCTTCCGACTGCAACAAGGTCGGGTTTTTTACTGTTTACAAGTTCCAGCCTGCCTTCAACAACAGCGGCATTTCCCTTTCCTCTAATATTAATTGCTTTGAGAATCTGCGGACCGATTGAACTCCAAGGGTATTGGCCTTGTGGAAGAAGGTTCCAATTTAGTTTCAAAGACTTGCTTGTGATAATGGTATCTAGCTTCTCGTCAACCACCTCGCACTTACCGAAAATCTCCAAAAATAGATTAATGCAGTGAGTTACTAAGGCTTTGTTCTCATCACGCAAAGTCAGCTTAGGAGAAATAACCAGCTTTTCCCCTTTCAGGTTTTCGACAATTTTCAACTCGATGCTCGGAGGGGGGGTAAAAATCCTCTGATATCGCTGATACTCAATTTCACGTGTTTCAGTGGTCTCTTCAGTATGTCCTTTCCCGGCCCATTTCTTCCACGTCCATGAGACTTGACGATAAGCTGTTTCTTTTGGAAGTGTTTTATCAGGCACGGATTTGCCGTTGGCATTAAATCGAGATATTGCTCCAACGATGTGAGGAAGAACTTCCTCACCAAGTGACTGACTGGAGGTGAACCCGATCACTTCACTTTTTTGCTGACTCGGTAATGGATGAGCGATAAAAACACTTCTACCATCAAAAGGAGTAATGTAATTATCAATGTTTCTAACCCGTTTCTTCTGAATAAGCATTGGTTATACCTTTTCTGTATTAACTTAAGGTTTACACAACCAACCAAGCCGGGCACAATCAGACCGTCAAGAATGATGTCGAGGCTAACAATCGTTATGAGTTTGCAGACTCATGGTGGTCGTGCTTCATAGACCGGGTTCACATACGTGCGCCCGGTTTTTTTATGCATATAATCTGAGCATAAATACAATATGTAGTGCTTGAATCAAAAACTTACACTACATGGTGAGTATTCTAGTAAGTATTCTTTTCAGCACAAGGGTTGATTTTGACGTTAAATTGAGGTTGTGAAAGGGTAAAAATGCAAGACCCTACACAGCATAAGGCCTGGAAGACATGTCAATAATTAAGAAAAAAAATTCAAAATTTGATCGAGTGCTGATTTCTTCAACGGGAGGTCAGAATTGCGCAACATGATATCGCGCAATCTTTATAAGAATAATGAATGTTGCCAGTGGTTTTGATAGTTGCGTGCAACATATACATAACATATATGTGTGCGTAAGGATGGAACTAAGAATGTACCCATACAATTGGTGATCTGCTAGACCGCCAGCCCAGACCCTCCGTAAAAAACCAGAATGTTCACCAAATATCCTACAGCCGACACTCCCAGCAATGCACTTCACCACTTAATCCCATAGTCCATCACAACATGGAAAATTTGCCACAACAGAGCATTTTACTGTTCGTTTTCTGTTCTATTTAACATAATGGTTCTTATAAGTACTTGACTGAAATAGTCAGGTATTGATTTTCGGAACGTTGACGCCAAGCAAGGTAATCAGTAGCGATTTTACAAAGTGAAGGGAGTCATTCGGGAGGATTTGAGGTGAGTTCTCTTGTTCAAGGATTTTGGATGAGTTTGGCTAGTCACCACACAATTTCAGGTTTCAGGCCTTTGCAGTTGCCAGTGAATCAAATGCCATAAAAGCACACTTTTCAATTCGCAGCAGACACAGGGCTATTACGGCGACGTTACCACAACGGGCTGAAGGTCTGCCATCACCTGGTGATATTCACCGAGCCAGGCCGCCACTGTTTCGTACCATTTCCCACAACTATGTAAACAGTCAACCCACCAATCCCTCCTACGCTCCACCAGAAGCGCTACAGCGCGTCATCTCCACACAATTGTAAACTGACACACCGATAGCACAGCGCCGTCCTGAGAGGCTCTCACAGGTCCAGAAATGGAGGGTTTTCAGTTGTTTTTGCGAAGAAAATTTTTTTCGGTATGGAAGGGTGGATCACGTTCGTTGCTTGATCCACACCACGAGTGACAGATTTAACGCATCCAGCACTGGCGCGGGTTCGTTGTGTACATCTCGATTTAACGATCACCACATCCTACAGGCTAGCAAGTGACTACAACCCCACAATAGGTGGTAGAAATGGCGACTTAAGGGACACTTAATTCGATTTAAGCACCATTTAATATCCCTAGGTGCTGTGGGCCATTGAGAAGCAGACCACTGAAGAAAGGTAAGTGGTGAGATGCTCCCACATGGGGGGTAAAAATACCCCTATAGGAATTGGAATGTAGGTAAATACACCCCTATTGAATTTTGGTATGGGGGTTAATATACCCCTATAGAGAGCCATCAATGGGGGTAAAAATACCCCTCTAAAAAGACTTCTTTAATAAGACTAATAAAACCCACAAAAGACTTTTAGAACCATGTAAGACTTAAGGTCAAGATCTCAAGACAGGTCAAAGACTGGTTGAACATGCGTTCAATTGTTGGTGTTAAGGAGTGATTCCGCTCTGAATGGCTCTGCCACTTCAGATATGTGTGGAAGACAAGCGCAAGCGCGTCAGTCCAATGTGAACGACTGCGATGCAGTCAGGAGCTTTAAACGCGACGTAACTCCCCCCTTGGAGGGGCGGCGCTCCCCCCTCAGACTTCACAAGCTGCTATGCGGTGAATCCCCGATTCATCTTGATTGTTGTGACCGTTGATTGACAACGGCAATCAAGACTAGATAACAGGAGGCTCACAGAGCGCATCAGACACGCTACACGGCATTTAAACGGTAGAGGTAACCCATAGGTACTGCCTACGGCTTGGAATCGCTTAGAGCGCGTCATAGGTGATTTGTGTAACCCTGAATTATTTCCCACCTAAAATAAGAATGCAATACATTTAATTAAATTCAGCACGAATTGCTAATGACATTGTATGTTGCTTTATGGAATTATGCGGCCCAGCCCAAAAGGTTGCTAGCACACTTTTATCCATGATGCAACAAAAAACTTGACAAAAAGTGTGATTTATGACATAATATATTCATACCTTGAGAAAAGGAAACATTAAAACAACATAGGAGATTAGATGACAAAACCAGTCCTGTTCGACTTTTCGAACGCCACCGCCTCAGAGATTGTTTCTGCAATCGACAACAAAATCACTTCTTTAGTAAATCTTCGCAGTTTCAGAACCCGCGTTGGCGGCTCCAGGAAAGCAGACAAACTATACCCGGCAACTCGTGAAGCCATGAATATCATCAAAGGTCTGCGTCAGCAGGCTAAGAATGCAAAAATCATCCGGGATATTCTGACGCCTTACAGCCATGAGTTGGCAAAAGGCCGTGATGTTATGGAAATCATTGAACCTGTGCTTTCAGCCTGGCGTGTCTATTACGCCTCTCATGGAATCGGTCTGATGAATGAGCAGATCCTTCTGCTTAAGATGATTGAGTCTGGCGGTGAACTCGAAGGCATTATCGGAAAAGCCATTCCCGAACTGACCACAACCGAATAACCATTCTCTGCATTACTCCGTTGGCAGCAACGCCACCAAACGAAATCGCCGCAAACACGGCTCCTTACCCCTGATCGCCACCGTGATCGCAGGGGCGATAACCTTTATGCATTCGGGGGGAACTTGAGATGAAACTATCTTTAGACGATGAAACATATGCAATTTTACGCGAGGAATCTGACCGCCTCGGGATGCCGGTTCCCAGGATGATCCGGAACATGTGCCAGAACCTGGCGAAACACATTCAGAAACGCAATGAACAACCACTGACGAACCCACAGGGAGAACAACATGAGCCAGAACGGAAACACCAATGAGCGTTTTTACAAGAGCGAGAATCGCCTTTTCCATGCAGACACGGTTACAAATAAATCCACTGGTGAAGTGGTTGAGATTAGCAATTCACTAGAAAAATTATACGCTTATATGCTTAATCAGTACCGTTATCGGAAAGGCTTGAAACAGCCATTTGCTGAGTCGCAGGAGCGTCTAGGGACCGTTGCTCGAATCGGTGACGCCAAGAAGAAAACAAAGCCTCAGATCGATAAGCTGATCGCTCTTGGTCTAGTTGAAATCACTGGAAAGGTCGGGCGTTGCAATATTTATAAAGTGATCGATGTTGATAAGGTCGCTGGAAATCTGGAGTTTTCCTACCCAGAGTGGGCTGGAGAACCAATGTATGACCATGAGAAACGCTTAGGAAAATCTAGTCAACAGCCAAAAAACGAGGAGAAAAAAGGTGATGGCGAATCTGATCAGGGCGGTGCTGGAAAGCGAGACGGCGTACCTCCTGTGGGTGTTCCTGTCGATGCTGATCTATCCGGTGGTGATGATGCGGTGAATGGTGGAAATGCAATCCAATTCCCAACAGTCAAAAGCCCAGACCAGCCCCAGATGGCAGATATCGATACCCTCAACAACTGGGTAGAAGGCTACGACGATGAAGGATTTATGGCCTATGGTGCGATGTGGGGGATAGAAAAACCTGGTGCGATAACAGATCTGATAAAGAGCCATATCAGAATCATCCAGAGCGATGGATACAAAGGATCGAGGTCTGCCGCTAACGATACTTCATCCGGTCCTGATGCTTATTACAAACAGCAGCAGGCGCGAAGAGCAACCGAAGCGAAACAGGCTACTAATACCCCGCAGCAGCAAGAGGATGAGCAGCTTGAATTTAATGATGACGAACCGTTTTAGCAATTGGAGGAATAATTGTGTGATGTTGCCAACGGCCTGAGCGCCGAAGAAGAAATCCAGCTATCCCGCCTGTTCTCCATTCTGGAGAAACCGACATATAAATCCCGATCCAAACCTTCCGATCCGGAAACACAACGCAAAGCCCGTTTATTGCTTAATCGTGGATTTTCACCGCATATTGTCGCTAATACCCTAGATCTGCCGTTCGCTGAAGTCTGGCGGCTCGCACGTCAAAAACAAGCGGTGACCTGGGCGATGATGACACCGAGAGCCCGGACAGAATTTGTCCGTGAAATGTGGTCACATCGGATGCACCCGGAACAGATCCGCAAGCGTTGCGATGGTCTGTCATACGTCAGCCTTCGATATTACCTGCATAACGCCGGGATCACTGACGCTGAAATGTTGGGTTACTACCCAGACGTGTTCGCGAATATCTGCAAGCTGCCGACAGTGAAGAAGAAGCGCACTAAACGTAAATCCAAATAATCCCACATCGGGAGCCAATGAACTTTGATTACATCTTTTTCCTGCTTTGGATCTGGGTGGCGCTTCGTCACGTCCTGATCGGCGGGAGCATCCTTCTCTGGAGATACTATAAAAATGACCACAATAAAAGACCGGATTTTCGCCGCCATGCATGGCATGACACCGGAGGAATACGAACTCCAAAAAGCGCAGGACAATCTGAAGAGCGTCACCGATAACTTTCTAGATCAACATCCGGAGTTGCTCAAATCAGCCTCGTCTGACACCCCCACCAAACGGATTAAAAAATCGTTGGGTGCTGATAGTCGTTCGGTTGTCTCACATACCGCTGACCATATCGATCCTGAAATACTGGCGAAGGCTAAAGCAGCGGCTGCTGCTCTCGCAAAATCCGATCCTGATCGATACGGCAATATCATCAAGCAGCAGGGGGTGTAATGAGTGGGACCAATAAGATTGTTACCAGCACCGTTAATGAAATCTCGTGGATCACAGACGATGCCTCATATCAAAAAGCCAAAAAGAAGATAATTTCGCTTAAGGCTGCTCACGAGAAACCCGCTAAAGCGCTTGAGAAGGCACAGAAGCGTACCGCCCAGAGTGAAGGCAAAGCAGCACTAGCAGCAGCGAAAGCCCAGACTGCGAAACTTCGACAGGCTGAACAATTGTCAAAACAGCAACAGAAACAAGCTCAGATACAAGCCAAAATGGAGCGGGACGCAATCGCCCACGCCAATAAAATGACCTCATTACAGGCTCGCCAGTTATCCCAACAGGAACAGGCAGCACGTCAGAATGCCCGTTTAGCAGCAATATCTGAAAAGGTGAGACAGGCGAGTCGCTCCCGCGCGATGACCTACAACCCCAACATGGGCGGTCAACATTACGATCCCGGTCTTGTTTCTCGCCAGACTGAAGCAATGAACCGTGGTCACGGCGCTGTTGCTGCTGACATCGCAGCCACCAAAAAGGCGATGGCCCTGGAGGAGAAGCGCCAGCGTGAGAAAGAGGCAGGACTTAAGCGTGAGGTGACTTATTACAACAGTTTGCGCCGTAGCGCTCTGACTCTGGCAAACGTGAACGGCGCTGACGTTGCAACCCGTTATAAAGCGATCAGTGCAGCAAAAGAGGCACTCAAAGCCCAGAAAGAAGAGCGCTATACGGTCGAAGAGACCCGCTTCGAAATGGCTCGTATCACCACAGAATTACGCAAGCAGGCTCGTTTGCAACAACGTATTACCCGTGAGCAGAAAGCCGCAGGTGTTCGTGCTGGTCGTGTACGCACAGAAAGCCGTGGTGGGAGTGTAGGTCTTGCTGCCGCTGGTGTTATTGGTGGTGCGGCGTTAGTAGGTAGTATGGGCGTTTCTCGTGTTGGTCAGACCCTTCAGGGAAGCCTTGAGCGTTCTCGCGATGTGAAAAAACTCCAGCAGTATGGGATCAGCAACCTTGAGTTTGCAGCACTTCAGGATCTATCAATGAGCCGTGTTGGTTACTCACTGAGTGCTGACAAGCTGGCTGACCTCAACAAGGACACAACCGAAAAGGCCGGGGAATTGCTGAACACCGGCTCTTTCAAACGTAACAAGAAAACTGGACAGGTGAATTTCAGCGGCGGTGGCGAGTTCGCAGATATCATCAACAACGTGCTGACCTCCACCAACGGCAACCAGAAGGTAGCACAGAAGGTGATCGGAGAACTGCAAAAGCTGGATTTTCCGACCTTCATCACTTACCTGAAACAGTTGCAGAAAACTTTCAAATGGACGAACAACCAGACCCGGCACTTGGCTGAGGCTGTAAATGATGGTTCGGTCTTCCTCGAAGTGTTCAATGATGAGGGGCAGGGACTTATCCAGCGTATGCATCAACTCGCTTCTGAAGGATGGACGCTATCTGATGCACAGCAGGCCAACCTTGATAAGCTGGCAGCTTTGGGGGCTGAGTACAACCGAGTACAAACCAGCCTTGCGGATCACTTCTCAGCCTCGTTTGTTGAAGGCCTGGGGCAGTACGCTGCCATGAATCGCCACGGATAATCTAGACACTTCCGAGCCGTTGATAATACTGGTTTTCATATTCTGTCGGTGACATCTGTTCGCTAGAACCATGCCGACGCTT